GAGTTCATCCAGTCTGATGCTGATGACTGCAATCTGATAGAATCTCTCTTTCTCATCGAACAGCTTTTTTGTCATCCCCGGAAACATCGTCTGATATTTCATGATTGTGATCTTATGTTCCATCATCGCCCTCCTTCACATTACTCCGCCGGGAACTCATACACGATGTTCTTCTTGTACATTGCCGGTCTTGTTGCCTGGGCCGCAGTGTCGAAGAACTCAACCGTATAACATTCATTTTCATATGCTCCGCAGAAATCTTTCAGCACCTGCAAGCACCGTTCCTTTGTCTGATACTCTGCAATCTCTTCCAGACAACCATCAGATATGCAAATTGTGTGTCTGGCGGTTCCCTTCTTTCCCTTGTGGTTTACCTGTTCTGAATATTCCAGGGCGTTAAAGGCTCTTCCGAACCACAACACCTTTTCTTTATTCTGGCTTACAATCAGCATCTTTCCCTTCCTCCCGCTCCCAGAACTCATTTACAACTTCCTGCACTACTGCATATTCCAGATCGCCGTTATTCTCCAGCATTCTATCCTCTAACTTCTCAGAAATAGAAACAAACACCTGATCCGGAAATTCATCTGTATCCTCTCCTGCCGCAGCACACACATCTTTTCCCCATTGCACTTTTTCAGACTTTTTTCTTTCCTCGTATTCATATTCTGCATACGCATCCGCAAGGTCCAGAACCGCATTCAGTTTATTGTTATCCGGCTCATCCTGGAACATATCTTCCAACTCTCTCATAAACTCTTCTCTATCCATTTTCTCACGCCCTTTCATTCCATTTTTCTCTTGCCTCTTTCTGTGCAAGCTCCTTCTGCCCGTTCCAGTCCTTCACTGATACATGAGGTCCGAGACTTCCACACTTCGAGCAACAAATTCTATATCCGTTGTTACCCATCCTGCGGATTCCCACTCTTCTATCTCCGCAGCCGCAGAACGGGCATGGTTTTAGCTTTACTAACTTATTTTCCATGATTCCTCCTATCTGCCCTTAATTTTCTCCGGCACATCTTCTTGAACTGCCACATCCCTGCAGAACCGCTCCGAACAACTGAAATCCGTAAATGAACCCCTGCATTTCTGACTCTATCGCCACATCGTATACCGCAGATGTTATCGCCGTATCAGCTTTCGCCCCAGGAACCTGTGCCTCCATAACCGCTCTCAGCCGTTCGTAGGCCTGCGTCAGTTCTGGAATCTCCCGGTTTTCGCCCTTCGGACCGGTAATAAACTGATTGAACAGTTCCCGGACGTCCTTGTATCCACTCTCTGCATCCTCTACCAGTTTCTGGCCACTTACCCGACAGCGAAGTTCTTTTTCCATCTTCTCAATGCCGGTCTTCTTTTTCCCGTAGCATCTATCTCTTTTCATTCTCGTCAGATAGAGCTTGCAGGCTTTTTCAGTCAGTTCCCACATCGGGTACTCCTGGTGTCTTGCCTTGAACTGTGCCATTTTGAACTCTGTCTGCTCCATCGGTTCCAGTTCCACGATAAACTGTGCGATTCTGCGATATGTAACCGAATGGTATTCCTGGAACATGTCTGCCACCTCCCGGCTTGTCATGATGGTTTTTCCAACCTCCACTGGTTTCTTCTCTTCCTCACATACATCTACCACTGCCATCTGTGAGATGATCTTCTTTACATCCTCCATCAATTCTACAATCTGTTCGCTTCTCTTCATAATCTGCCTGCCCCTTTCTTCAAAGCACATAACGTACAACACGCTCCGTCGAGATTGCTATGGTAAATCACGCCTGCATCCTCCGGTCTTTTCCAACAAAGTGCTCCACATACCGGGCAACGCACCTTTTCCCATCCTTCTTTTCCTTCCGGCACATTGGCTAACAACGGCATACACAGCCAACCGCCTCTGTCCGATTCTTTCCTTGGTTCAATCTTCATACCGCTTCTCCCCTATCTCATCCAATAATTTTTTCAGCTCTTTTACAACCGGATGCCAGCTTCTGGTTCCTCTCACTCTCCGGTACACATCCGCCAGAACTGCATCGCCGCCAGGAACAAAGGCTTCCATTCTGGCCTGTGTCATTCTCATATCATGGAACCCATCCGTAAATCTAAGCTCACCTCTGTCTTCGTATAAAACTACTCTCTTTGCTCCCAGGCGGCCCCAGTCTTTGACGTTTACTGTCCGTCCTTCTCTATTCATCACGCATCTTCCTCCTTCGCAAATTTGCTGTTGAGGCTTTCCATGATTGCCTCCAGTCTCTTCGCTCCGATTCCCGGCGTCTCACTGATTGCTTTCTGCACTTCCGTAATATCAATCCCAGGAACCGACTTTCTGCCCTCTTCATATGCCGTCATATAAAGATTCTTACAGAACGATTCAAATTGCTGCCGATCCATTTTCTTGACTCTCTTGTAATCTTCTCTTCGGAGCAGATATCCTGCCCCGGTTGTCATGTTTTTTGCTTTGTTCATACTCTTGCACCTCTACTTTGCCAGCTTCTTCATCGTCTTAAAGAACTTCTTCATGCTCTTCATAAATTTCTTCATACCGTTTCGCCTCCTTTATGCAAATGGAATCCTGGCGTCAAACCAGCCGCCGTGTTTCTCAATCACCTGCTCAATCACTTCAACTGGCACATACGGGTACACTGCCTTTGTCGGTTCTGTCGGATCTTCAATATACGGCATCAACAGCTCTTCTTTCTGACTTGGGTATCCGACTTCGCAAGCTGCATATTCTCCGCTTTCCAGATTCATCCGTGGCTCACAATACAATCCACCTCCAGCCTGGACGCTCATTTCAAAACCATCTGCGCAGAAGATATGAGGTCTCGGAGCCTGTGTAATCCCACACAGCAGCTTGTATGTCTCACGCAAAAACGTTTGCACACTGTCCCGTTTTTTGAACTTCTCAACATCTACAAACATATGAGGAAAGCAGTTTCCGCAATACTCCCAGATCTCTTTTCCTCTTACAGCGAATGTTGCATATGTACCGCAGTTCTTCATCGTCTTCGGGTTGATTGCATGACTATGCGGCTCTCCTACCTGGAAGTAATCCCTTGTCATTGTCCGTGGTGGAAGGATATCCAGGAAGTAGTCTGCTACTCCCTGGTCTACCATATCTCCCGGCTTGCAATATTCATCCCAGCTGTTGCAGCCACTATTGTGCCATCCTTCGATTGTCTTCAGCTCTTCTCTTGCCATTGTCCCTTCTCCTTCTTAAAATGCTTCAATAATGTTCTCAACTTCGCAGGTTCCAAAATCAATATCGCAGTCATCACAGTGCCATGATTCGCAGCTGAAATTATTCAGTGAGACTACATTCTCCTCAACCGTCAAATCCACCGTAACGCCATCACTCTTGCATACTTTTCCACACATCGGGCATTCACACGCCATTATAAATTTGTTCATTTTAGCATCCCTCTCTTTCTCTGATTTCTGTCGAAGCCTTATCCAGAGCTTTCAGCATTACTGGTGACGCTTTCAGTTCTTCCCAGGTCAATCCCAGGCAATCCAGTGTATCTTCGAGATCTCCGGTGTATCCGTACTCATGGTTATCCAGCTCAAACAGGAACATCTGATACAAGAACCCTGTCCCGTCCGTATCTGACTTCTTAGCTGCTTCCAGCTCGGCATAGTGCCGTTCAGTAACTTCATGGTAGTAATCTCTATCTTTCTTCTGAAGGAATCCACCGACCGGAAGTCTTACAATCTTGTCCTGATCCTTCTCCGGATCAAGCCCCCATCTCTCCATCATTCCTCTAAACTGTTCCATCGAAAATGCAAACCCTAACGGTAGTTCGTTGAATTCTTTCTGCTGTCTTTCTCTTAACTCTCTGTAACTTTCCATCTTATCTTACCTCCTCATACATAAGCATCTTGGTAGTGTCAAACTTCATCAATGGATATTCGCAATAACCACTTCTTCTTTTCTTTCCAGTTCTTTTAGCAAATCCATTCTTTTCCAGGAATGCCACCGCCCACGGGCAATTATTCGCATCCACATATGCTTCATCTTCTCTCAGCGAATGATCGACTAAGCAAGTTGTCACCCTTGCAACACAACCATCATTCTGATTCCAGATTGTCAATGAAATGCTTCCATCATGCCAGTATCTTTCAACTCTCAGAAAACATTCTTTGTACGTCCGGTAATTAGTCTTGACATCTAAAGTTTTCATGCTTACTTCTCCTCCAATCCGATTTCATGTCTCATGGTGAACTCACCTTTTCTCAGTCTTCCAAGCTCCCATCCGGAATCATACACACTGAATGCTACATACCCATCTGCACCGAAAGTCAAACTCCCCAGGTTCTCCATGTCTCTGTCCTCTAAAAGCTTCTGTAATGCCTCAATATGAGGAATCGCTTCTTTGCAGAACTCCTTAAACTCCGCTTCGTTGAATTTCTTTTTGCTCATGTTCGTTTCTCCTTTCATCTCTCACAGTAATTTGCATCAATAACTTTTCCATCGCTGTATGCGAATAAGTCATAGCAGAACCATCTAACATCTCTTCTCTTTACAAACCAGACAATTCCAAACCGGTCAATGTAACATCTGTTATCTTTGCTCACCTGGCAAGCAGAAGCGTCCCGGTTGTAATAAGCATTCCAGAACAGTTCATGTAACTCATTCCCTATTCTGATCTGGTCTGGCTCCGGAAGCTCTTGATACTGTTCTTCTGGCATTGCGAGTCGGTTAATTCTCTCTTCCCTTTTCTTTCTTGCCAGCTTAGCTTCCTTGCCGTATGTGCTTTTCCACAGGCGATATGCTTTTTCTTTTGACATGTGATCGCAATCCATGTAAATCTGCTCAATCTTCAAGAACTGCTCATATGTCTTTGAATTTTCCGGTGCTCCGGTTCCTTTCAAAAATTCTGAATACATCATCTGATCTGTTCCTCCTCACTTACCCCTTATGCTCTGACTGCCTGCTCGAATTTCTTATCCGGTGCATTGAATGTTGCTCTCTGATACACATATGAATCACCAACAAACTGTCCTTCGATATGTAATTTCTTGTCCATCCCTCTTCTGATTGATACGACTTTTGAAGAGCTCCAAGTCTTGACTGTCTCTTTAACTGCCCCTTTTTCAATTTCGTCTGCTGTAAGCTTTCTGCCGATCTGTCTTTCAATAACCTCAACCATTTTCTTTGTAAATTTCATATCGTTTCCTCCTTGTGATTTGTAATTGTTTATCGTGACGTTATCGTAATCTGCATCTGCTTACTTTGTCAAGCAATGTTTTTACAAGTTTTTCATTTTTTGTGTGCTCTCGCAAAGCTACTTCTTCACAAACACAACCTTGTATCCCAGGGCGTCAACAATCTTCTCAAACTTCGTGAGTCTCATGTCTCTTCTGAGAGAATCGTTCAGTGTCTGTCGATGGATTCCCATCTTCTTTGCCACCTCTGCCTGTGTGGTGTTTTCTTCAATCAGTCTTTTCAGCTGTTCATTTAATGACATTTCTTTTCTCCTTCCGTCTTTATTTTCTTTTTAGGCTTCTATGCAGCTGGTTCCGAAAAAATATATGCTGTACATTCTTTTGGAACCGGTTATGCCTCAATATGGACTTCTTAATCAGCGGTACACATTTGCTTACCGTCTGGTAAAAAAATTATCCGAAGACTTCCTCTCCGAACAATGCATACTGGATAATCGCATCTGCACACCAAGCATCAATACAAGTCGTATCTATCGTATAGTATCTGTTGCTTACGTCTTTCTCAAGGCATTCGTATCTAGGATCATGCAAATACATTTCGAGTCCCTTCATGAACTTTTCTTTGTTCAGCGTATACCATTCTGTGTCTTCATCATCGAACGGCTCACACACATGAATCTTCAGCTCTCCTCCTCTGGCGATCTGCTCATGCCCCCAGGATGCTACTCTCTTATCTTTTTGGACTCGAGCTGAATCACACCAATAAGTAATGCCTCCTTCAAGTGCCGAACACATGATATCGTCCACGTTTTCCTCTGTAACAATGACTCTCTTTCCGGACTTATTGTGCTTAATCTCTCCTACTATCTTCATTTTCTCCATGACTTACTCCTCCCATATTTCATTCGCTTCTCTCTTACAGTCTCGCTCTGTGTAATAATCATACAGAAACTCTTTCTGTGCTTTCGTCATATCTCTTACCAGGCTTCCTGTTGCAAATGCAACTCCCTGTGACGGGTTATGAAGTAGCACCCACCCTCTATCAACAAGCCAGTCCCCGGCTTCGAATATTTCTTCATACTGCTCCGGGAAATTTTCTTCCACATATCTGTCTGCCCAGCACTGGCGCTCTCCCCACTCGACTCCATGAAAAGTGCCGTCCGGTTCCAGCCATCCATAATCTGCGGTAGTATGCTCCTTAACATCCATCATCCGTTTTAAGAAATTATCAATCTGCTGTTGCTCCCGGTCTTCCCGTGTTTCCATCCCAAGCTCTCTCCGCACTGTTCGCTGTTCACTTTCCGGAAGACGCTCCATCGCAACACAAAATTGTTCATTCAGTTCATTCAGTTTTTCCTCCGCTTCCCGTCTTAACTGTGGAATTTTCCAGATATTCATACTTCGTGGTAACGACTCCTCTTCCCCTGGCTCATATATTTCCAGGTGATACGTGCCATCTGCTGTACTGCCTCTCAGTGCAGCTCGTCCAAGCAGAATATCTTCTGCATATCTCCGGATCTTGGCTTCTGACGCATCCGTACCTGTCATGCAGTCTTTCAGAATCTCCATGACTTTCTCAATGCTCTTTTCGCCAGAGTAAAACCACTCTCTTGCGATCTGAGTAATGAACTCTCCAGTTATGCCGAACGTAAGCGTTCTCTTCTCTGCTTCCACTTTTACTCCTCCTGCTCTTTTCTGGCATGCTTTGTTTTCAACAATTCTTCATTCTGCTCTGCATACGAATAGTAGCTATCTTTTCCGATTATCACATGGTCAACAACCGGTATTCCGAGTAGTCCTCCTGCTTCTACCAGCCTTTTCGTCAGCGAATCGTCTGCTGCTGATGGCGTGCAAATTCCACTTGGGTGATTATGTACAACTGCAATCCCATTGCATCCACTTACGCATGCCCTAACAAAAAATTCCCTCGGCGTTGTCATGCAGTTGTAAGCCGTCCCATGTGCTACCTCGAACATCCCTATCACTTTGCATTTTACGTCCAATGCTAACATCCATATATGTTCTTCTGGCAAGTCTTCCGCATTGCATCCAGTCATAAACATTCGTGCTATTTTGTCTGGAGTATTCAAAACCTCGTCCGCATAACTGAATCCACTATTTTTCTTTGCCAAGACTGGCTTTCTTTCTCCATCAAGCAGCAGTTCATACTCAATTACTCTCATCCTTAATCCTCCCGGTAATCTTCGTAATCAATTCCAGCTACATCACAGATACTTTCGTAATCCGTGCCATTCTCATACATATTCTTGATCGTCTGGCCGTGAATCGTTCCATCCCATATCCGGATCATGCGCTCAATCGCTTCATCCAGTCTGCTGTTTCTCACACCTTGCATGTAATACCTCCATCTCCTAAAATCACATACTTCAGATCCTTGTTCCCATATGCCATATCCAGCACCGCCGGTATCGCATCTTCTGTGCTGCTGAACTTATCTCTGAACAGCTCTGTCAGCATTACCTGTCCTCCGTCACATTCCGGCATACCGGAACTTAACTCATGCTGATCGTAATAGATATAATCCACATAGCCTTCCGCTTCGTCTTCATCCAGCAGATTCGTTCCGTTCCCTTCAGCAATTCTTACAATCTCTCTTGCTGATGGCACATAAATAAACACATCTGCATATCTTGTTTCTTCCATCTCTCTGCTCCTTTCTCAAATGTAATAGCAACTGAAGTTCCAGTGATGCCCGAATTCATAATACAATCCATACTTTTCAAAAATCTTGTCAAAGCCTTTTCTGATTGCCGGGTATTCATCGTAGTAAAGCATCTCACATACTGGTCCTTCAAAACTCATACTGAGGATATGATTTGGATTCACATACTCAAAGTAATCTCTCGGATCCTGGTCTTCTTCCTCTATCAGATGCTCCCTGTCGTTGTAATGGTACTTTCCTGTCTCTCGGTCACGTGTCGTAAATCTCTTTCCGTTGAAATAGATGTTTACATCCTGCCACATCCCATTATCCAGAAGATATTCTCTAACTTCTTTTGCCAGGGCTTCAATTTGCTCCGGTGTTAATCTTGAAATGTTGCTCATGCTATATTCTCCTTTCTTTCTCTTTTCTTGATAAGTCTTACCGGGTACTGCGGCTGATTCTCTCTGTACTCTCTGAGTCTTTCCAGCCCTTCTTTTCTGGTATACTCTGTTAAGACGTACTCCCAACCGTATCCATAATTTCCTTCCAACACCCAGGTATCTACTGTCTTTCTTACATACATAGCTTTTCTCCTTCCTAACACATTGTCTCAATTGCAATTTCATTGTAGAGAACGTATCTCTGTGCTTCTTTAATGGTCTTGAATTTCAGAAGCTCCAGGAATGGTCCGTAACAGAATCTCTGTCTTCCATCTTTCTCGACTTCCAGGTTGTATTTCTCTTCTCCCCGGATATCCTGCTTGCACATATCGCTCACGTAATATCTCTTTCCTGTATTGCTCACAAATCTTCTTCTACCATTAACTGTCACTTTCGTGCCCTCCTTTGTTTTGTAATTGTTTATCGTGACGTTATCGTAGTCTACATTTGCTTACTTTGTCAAGCAATGTTTTTACAATTTCGGGCAAAAAAAATTACAGCCACGCTTTATCCGTAGATAATGTGCTGCAAACCATCTTCAAACTCTTCATATCTCTTCTTCAGAATATCAAACACACAGTAGAACGACTGCATCTTCTCGCTGGCATCTGGTGACAGGTAATCGTAATAATAGCTATCCATCATTTCCATAAGGCTCTTAATCTTCCCCGCCTCTATTACGGCATCTTCCAGGGTGATACTTTTCGGAGATACCACAATCTTCTTCACGTCTTCCTGGAGCTTTTCCGGAATCCCAGGGGCTTCCTCTGCTATCTTTTCTTCTTCCTCGCTATCCGCTGGATCCGTAACTGGTGTCTCGACTGCATCAACAATCTTTTCTTCTTTCCACTCTGTCTCAGCTTTTACCTGGCACTCTGCCACATACAGATCATACAGGATATTCACTACTCCCATCGCAAGCTTCATTGCACTCGGTCTGGCAATTCCCATGTCGCAGAATCTGGAAACGATTGTCATTGACACGCCCTGCTTCACAAGACTGTACTGGAAATTCTTATCCTTCCTTCTCTTCGCAATCTCCTCATATGTCTGTGCGATTATATCATCGTCCTTCACAAACTGTTCTACCAGGGCTTTGATCTCTTTATCGGTCAGAAACCTCTTGCCATTATTCTGCTTTCCAAGCTCATTTCTGGAATTGCAATTCTTCAATTCCTGGTGCACCATTTCATCTCCGCATCCAGCAAAAGTACATCTTGTTTCATTCTCCTCCGGAGCTATGATTACTTCGCAATGCTGATAATGTTTCAATCTTCCCATCTTTTTCTCCTTTCTCTCGGTTTTCGAGCATAAAATTACAGCCACCGCAGCGACTGTAATTCTGGTTTACTGTTCCAGCTCTCTCTTCTCTTTTTTCAGCTCTTTCAGTGATACCGCACTGCTTGTTACTTCTACTAAGCATGTGGCAAGGATCGCCACCAGGAGCGCTGGACTCATGCCGTTTTTATTCCAAACAATGATTTCAATGCAGATCAGCATCAACGCGAACCAACTGACTTTCTGCAGTCTTCCTGCCTTTGTTCTCTGTTTTTCTTTTCTAAGCTCTGATTTATTCATTTACAACTTTCCTCCTTTATGCTAAACTCAAATGGCAAGGGAGCCGTAGCTCCCAAGCTTTTGAGCTTGCTTCTTTGTTGATTACTTGAAGCAATCGGCGATTGCCGTTACCAGCGCTGCTATCGAAGTTATTGTTCCCGCAATAATACCAGCTATGGTGGCGGCAATTTTCGCCTTGAGGAACTGCTTTTCAAGCAGTTCTTTTTCTTTGTCCGTTTCCGGCTTTTTCTTCCGTTTTCCCATTGGACTGCCCTCCTTTTTTATTCCGATAAATCTATGGGATTGATTTATCGTATCGTTATCGTAGCAGGCTGTCTCGCTGGCAGTCAAGCAATATTATTACAAAAATTTGTCCTAAAACATCATCCGCTCAACCAGTTTTCTAAATGTAAACCGAGATATGTTCAATATCTTCTCCGTCTTTCCACGAAAGTCCAGCCTCTTCCAACATTTTTTTCATGTCATCGCAACTCCATCGTGTCCACCGATGTTCTTCCCAAGACTTTTCTGGTTCTCCTACAGCACCGCCAAAATCATAATCACATATCTGCTTCATTCCATCGTGGAAAGCAAAAAATGCAAAGTTTCTTTTCAGTCTTTCTACCTGCCGTTCTGTGTGATACTTTCCACATCTTTCAAGATAGCTTTTATTCTCCAGATACAACCAACTATCCCACGGTACTAAAATTGTATGCGACTTCTCAGCTTTCATCATAACTTTCCCCTCCATCAGATTCTTTCAACCGTCACTATACAGCACTCGTTTATCAGTTCAAACAGCAGATTTTCAATCATTTCTTCTTCTGAGCCGCCATACTGTTCACAGTAGCTTTCTGTATCTGAATGCTTCACGATATCCTCTGCAATCTCTTCCAGTCCATCCATTGTTACTTCTTTACCGCACAGATCATTCAGCAGATGCGTGTACTCTGTGCATGTTCCCATGGTGTAATAGGATTCTTTGATACATAAATTTCTAACCTTATCGCCGTAAATATGTCTTACTTCTTTGTATCTTGCCATCTTTATTCCTCCTTGAACGCTTTCTCAAAATCTAATTTTCCACCAGCCGCACTGTCCATAAGATCTTCAATCTCACCGTCAAGTTTCTCCGCTTCCTTCTTCAGAAGTTCAATCGCTTCCGTGATGTTTGCACTCTGGAACTCATACTCGTCCAGAATCTTCAAAGCTGATGCCACTGTCTGTTGCATCTTTGCCTTGCTGCTCAGTTCCATGATGCTCTTATGAATGTTCATCTCTATACCTCCTCAACTTTCGTGTAATCTTCCAGGATTCCCATAAGCGTTGCTTTCCCGATCCGGAACTTCTGTTTATGCCCACATCTGGTTCCCATGTAATTGACAACTGTTCTTTCTGGAAGCTCATGCTTTATGTACTGAATCATGTAGTAATGACCGTCTCCATGGTGGACAACATCTATGAATTTATGCTCATTCCGGTTGTTGCGGTATGTAGCTTTCTCTGTTCTGTTAGCTCTTGATCTTTTAACCATCTTCCACATCTCCTTTATTTGCTCATGCTTTCTCTTAACATCTGAGCATATTTCTGTGCTTCCATTTTCTGTGCATCTGAAAGTGTATCGCTTTCAAGGATGTCTTTTAACCAAGCGTTTACCGCCAGGTCTTTCTCTGTTTCATTTAATCCGATTGCTGTATTTCTCATAATCTCTATCTCCTTTTGGAATGTTGTTTTTGTTTTCGTGGCGTAATCGTAACACTCATGAGCGCAGAGCAGTCAAGCAATATTTTTACAATTTGTAATTGTTTTTCGTTACTTGCTTTGCTATGCTTAAGAAAAACGTGTGAGGTGGTCTTATGTACGATGGCAGCGAACAACTGACTTTTAAAGATAAAGAGCTTGGCAGCTCTGTCCTGGACTTCTGGTCATGGGCTTACTCTGACTTGATCCGGAATGTGAACCGTGGAGCTTTTGCAGAATTTATAGTCCTGGAGGCAATGAATAATCAATCCGGTATTACCCCCCCCGAACAGATTTTCGGGTATCTATGGATGCATACGATTTGCTCAGTCCGGACGGCATACGTGTAGAAGTTAAATCTTCTGCATACATACAAGCCTGGGAAAGCGAACATCCGGCAAGAATCTCTTTCCGCATAGCCCCAGCGAAATCTCTGGACACTTCCGGTAACTACTCAGTCGATTCTCAATACTGCCGGCACTCAGACGTGTACGTGTTCTGTGTCTGGACTGCAATGAGCCGGGAGCAGAACATACTTGATTTATCATTATGGGATTTTTACGTGATCGCAACAAAGACATTAGACCAGAAGGTCCCGAATCAGAAAACAATTACTTTCCAGTCTTTGTTGTCTCTTCAACCGAGGAAGGTTGACTACTTCGGTCTATACGAAGCAATAAGAAGTGAAGCTATGAATGATTGAAAATGGGACGTCATTTGTGACAAAGCACACATATATATTTATATATAATATTTATATTTTTTATTTTATTATATAGCACCGTCATTGTGATATCATTTTTCCAGTCATTCAGCGCATTTGTCCAGATATGCCTTTACATTTTGCCGAGCATTGCGATTCTCTGCTCATGGCAAACCAGAGCAAAAAATCCTGTTTCAAAAGTCATTTTTCAATCATTGTGTATGTCATTGCTGACATCACATTTCCAGTCACTTTATAATAAGGAAGAAACTGATTACATTTGTAACCTCTTTTGTAATATTCCGATATGCCATAGAAAGCCGTAATTTGCTTTTTATGGCTCTTTTGCTTTTAGTGAAGGAGTGTATGCAGACATTCTCTTTGATCCGCTGGGACGCTTTTCGTCAAAAGTGGCTCCGCATTTTTGTTCATTATTTTTCTTGACAAAAATTCTTTTATCTGAACCACTCATTTTCGGCAAATAAAAAATGCCCCAGGCATCCGAAGATACCCAGGGCGTGTGTGACATATTATCCTTGACCAAAAGAGGTGTATTTAGTTTCTTAGTTCCTTGCCCTTTACAGGCTCTTACTTGATGAATACCTGTCCTTGATAGTAGGCAGCCATCCATCCAGACGGTGCTTTCATCCATACATCGTTTCCGACTACATTCACCTCTTTACAGGTGATAACTGTACCGGCATCCAGGCAACCGTCATTGTCTTTATCGTGTTTCTGTCCATCTGCCGTGAGCTGTGAATGCTTCTTGGCAGCATAATTTGTTCCGGGACCAGTACGCACTTTCAATTCTACTTGCAGTGTGTATGCTTTTCCGACTGTATACTGAGGGCTCTTCGCAACCTCTGGTGCAGATGCGTTCTGCTTGCTGTTGTATACAGAGGTCAACTTAGCTTTGCTTACTGGTCCGTATTTTCCATCAACTTCCAGTGCATAGAATTTCTGGAATGCAAGCAGAGCTTTTTCGGTATCTCCACCGAAGGATCCGTCTACTCCGGACTTGCCGCAAGAGTATCCGCAGCCGATCAACATCTTCTGCATCTCTTTTACTGCATCTCCGGAATCTCCTTTCTGAAGATAATTCCTTACACTCACTGTACCGGTATTGCTAACTTCTCCGGTATATCGGTAAACGTACTTCCACGGCTTATTATAATAACTTCGGATGCAGATCTCTCTACCTGTCTGATCTCCAGACTTTCCTCCTGTCGTGGTTCCTTTTTCATTGATACTTGCATGCACCAGCTTTCCATTTCCGCAATAGAACGCTGTATGACCGTTGCCAAGGAGAACATCTCCTCGCTTCATTCCACTTCCGGTTGACAGATTCACGGATGCGATCACATTCTTGAATCCAATATTCGGCAGAACTTCCGGCATATTACCGGTGTACGTTGCACCCTTCGATTTTGCTGGGATTCCGGCGTTTTCCAGGCAATTGATAACCAGCCCGGAACAGTCATAGTTCGGGTTGCCCCAACGGTCAACCTGGTCATAGCCGTGGGTATCATCCAGCGCAATCGCTTCTGCCATTGCTACGGCATTTTCAATCTTACTCACTTTGGTTTCCTCCTTCTGATAAATTTTTAAATATTGCTCACCATAAGAAGCCCTCGCTTTCTTTACGGCTTCTCCGGTATTCTTCGGGGATTCAAACTTCACCAGGAAGATATCTGATGCTTCCTGGACGGAAGTTGCTGTCTTCAGTACATTCCATACACTCTTGTAGCTCTTCTGCAATTCGCTCAGCATGTACTCCGTCTGAGTCCTTGCATCTCCGATGGATACCCCTCTGGACTTAACCAGGTCATACAGACCAGCTTTTCTTCCAGCAGATGTCCACTGGCAGAATCCATAACCATACTGTCTGGAATCTCCAAGCGGATGCAGAAATAATTCTCTCGTAATTTTTCCACTGTCTACCGCTTCGGTGTAGGTATCATCTGTATACTTATGTCCCAACAGCTTTTCGCAAAGATTTTCCAAATTCCGGGGATTCGCTCCGGATTCTGCGTAAATATTCCCCATAGCCGCACATGCACCATATATCGTGCAACCAGCAGCCATCAAAGCGTCAAACAAAATATCTGTGTATGTATTCCGTTCTATTGCCATTTGTAAATTCTCCTTCATTCATAAAAAAGGGGCAGGGATTTCTCCCCACCCGGTCATAAGTATGTGTCCTCTTCTGGGTCCATCTCATCATCATCTTTCGGATGCAACTGTCCCATCTTGTCCATCAGCAAAAATGTCAACGGAACGAACACCGCAAACAAAATTACCAACGGCCAGAAGATTCCTGCTATCAGCAGCAACACTATCACAAGCGGATAATTCGGCTTGTTTGGCTCATAATACATGCCATTGTCCTGGCAGTATAGTTCTTCGTCTTCATCTTCCATCCGGCACAGTGTCCGGATACCCCAGATATAGACCGGCTGACACAGCAAAATCCCCAAAAGGTACACCAATAGGATTTTTAAGCCCATAGCTCCTCTCTCCCTTCTCCGATCAGTTCTGAGAGCCATTTACCTTTCCATCGTCCAAAAGGTCCTTAACTTCCTTGAACCACCAGTCAATAATTTTCAGCAGCACCTCTTCGGACATGATTACCTGCAACCACTTAGGCAGCAATCCTCTTGCCTGCTGTACTACCCATTTCAGTTTCTGTTCTCCCTGGCCGGACTCTTTGTAGATATGTTCAGCGTGCAGGAACAGCTCGTACACCTCTTTACGGATGCCCTCCAGTCCTTTCGCTTTCGCATACTGATATACGACCACTGCTGTTATAACGACCAGCACTGCGATCACCAGGATCAGAACCGGAATCGGCACCTGGTTTAAAAAATTCAATAATTCCATAGAATCAATCCTCCTGTTATGCTTTGTAATCTCTTGATAGTTCCCTGCAGCGTTTATAATTGTTCAGCTGGGGAAATTATTGCCTAAACGCTTTAAAGGCAAATATTGGCGGCTATGCTACTACATTCCGACCTGTGTGGCAACCCAGCCAAGCACGATACCAATAATGGCAGTCACCACATAACCTGTCACTTTTCGCCACATTTCCCCGTCCCTGTTCTCCAGGGTTTCCAGACGTTTCCCCTGTTGTTTCTGTTCCCCAACCATAAGCTCAATACTCTGTGCCAGCTTTTCAACTGAAATCGTTAGAGCGTTGATCTGCTTTGTGTTTTCTTCCAGCAGTTCAATACGTCTGTTCTGCCTATGGTTCTCTGCTTCGATGCTCTTTCTAAACTCTTCGTGCTCAGCTCTTGAAATCACGTCTTCCATGTCCTCACCTCCTTCCAGATATGCTTCTATATCATCGACGTCCGCATACGAGCGGCAATAATATTCTGTGACATCTAGCTCAGACTCTATCTCTTCCAGAGTCTTCTTGCTTTGCTCACGAATCAACATCCGGAGGTCTGTGACATGCGACCACAACCGGGATATGATTTGCAACTTTGTCATTTCCTATGATGTCCTTTCTTGAAAAGATGATAATGTGGCTTCTCTTCTCCGAAGAACCGCCATCGAACCACATCATCCAGGATTATCCCTACTGCTGAAAGGAAAAACCAAAGGATCATGAACTGAGGACATATCTGGCCAAGAACATTCCCCGGCATATTGCTGTAGTCCCACATATTCAGTCCCAGGCATATATTCAGAATCACCCCTGCTATAAATTCAATCAATGTTATTTCCAACGAGGCTATAAGCATCTGCAGGACCAGAGGCATACATCTCCTCGTTTTCTCGTTGATTAAGTCACATAATATGAAGCATATTCCTCCACATACCGCCATAGAAAAAAAATGAGTAGCCCCTAAAGGCTACCTCTACTGCGTAATATAATACTGCTCCTGTGATAAACAGAAGCGTATATTTTAGAAATCTAAGCATAACTCACCTCCGGGTCTATAAAACCATTTTCTTCATGTAGTCTGTCAAGCTGAAATTCTCTCTATTCTTCGGACTGCTCCGGTTCTGTTTTTCTTACAACTAATAATGTTCCACCACTTAATCCTGACGGTAATCCTGTCAGCTTTCCTCCCGAAATACCAAGTGTGATGTTCGTTGCAGTTGGTGACCCGTAAAATGCTGATTTATAATAGTTTACGCCGTTGAAAGCATACATGGTTGTATTTGCAGAACCGCCCCACTGTGATTTTGTAGTCTCATAAGCGTAACCATAAGCCTTGATTGTCCCAGATGTTGTCTTGAAAGATACCGTTGGGTTCGTAACATCAACAAGATACGCTTCGCAGTTGTTATTGCCACCTGATGCAGTTGCTTCATATGAGCCCGTCACACCAAGAATAGAAACACCTTTCTTGATATTGGAAGCAATAATCTTTGCCTGTTCTGACTCACTGATAGCAACTTTCCCTGACCCATTGTGATATCCTTGTGGGATTGTATAGCTTTCCGATTTATTGCTGATAGATTTGTCGACCGCGCCATTGTTCAGCATAGAACCTGTCAGTTTTCCGTCTTTTCCATATGCTGTTTTGCCTGTTAAAATATCTGAAGCAGTAGCGGTAGCATCTGATGTATCTGTTCCTGAAGAAGTTCCTTCCTGAATCTTGACATAATAGTAACCATCTTTCAGCCCGTCATCGGGATAAGCACTTGAATCATCCGAAGAAACATATCCAATGAAGCTTCCTTTTCCTTCTGTATAGGTATTACCGATATCTAATTTATAATAATTTTTCGTAAATCCGGATGGATATGAATATGTATTAGATAATTGATACACAGATTTAGGATGTGTTTCTGCACCTTTTCCTTTGATATAACTAAGTCCGTCACCTAATACAGCTTCTTTTCCTTTCAGCAGAAAATATCCATCATCTGTTGCAATATAGTAACCATATACAAAACCCGAATAATCAGATGGTGCTGTTGTTCCGAGATGTGTGCGTGTAATGTCCCACACCTTTCCAATATGTTTCTTCCAAATATATTCGCCAGAGCCAACATCTTCAAGCGTACCAATGATTTTTGCACCAGTTTTATCGTGAGCAATTTCACCACTTATCAATTTGTCTGGTGTTACTGTATCTTCTGTTAAATCAAGTAATACCTTACCGGCATATTCCACTTTATTTACACTCACGCTCTATTACCCCCGTTATCCAATGGTTACTGTTGTTCCACCTGCCGCATTCTCGGATTCAACATATGGAATCTTTGCAACAGTTACCTGAGACAAACAGTTATATCCTTTATCTGGAAGAATAGTCTGCTCAGTATTTGACGGTGTTATTACTTTGGCCTGAGGCTTCATTCCCTCGCTACCGGACATTTCTCCAACTACTCCAAGGATAGTAATGCCCTCACGAATGTTTTTAGCAACAAGTTTTGCTTTCTCTGTTGTATCAATCGATACTTTTCCAGATCCATCGTGATAGCCTTGAGGAACAACATAATCTCCATCAAGTGTAGTGATAGTTCCAGCTACTGCTCCATTATTTGGCATGGTACCAGTCAGTTTTTTTCCTCTTACATATGAAGTTTTACCTTTAAGGATTTCTGCAACAGCCGCTGTAGCATCACTTGAATCCACGTCATATGTGCAAGTACCGGTCAACAAGTCACCATCTTTTCCATGTGATGTAAATCCTTTTAATATTTTGTCTGCGGTAACAGTATCACCTGTTAAGTCAATCAATGTTTTTCCACCATATACTACTTTGTTAATACTCATATTTTTACAATTCCTTTCCAATAAATACAGTCTGTCCACCTTCAAGATTTGACACCTCGAAAAATGGAATTTCTTTAATTTTTACATTTTCTGCCATAAACTTTTGGCGTGTCGCAAGCTCTTGTTTTTCGACTTTTGGCGTGACCATGTAATCACCCTTGTAGTAATCCACTCCAACATTGTCGGAAACAACCTGTAAATGCTCAAAGTCAACCTTAATCTGCTCATTTCCGGTGCGAAAATCCACGTCCAGTTTTTTGTCAAGCTCGCGAAAGGTTACATCGAGTCTCATCAAATCACTCCTTCTTTCAGGATCCTGCCAACATATACTCTCATGATGTCGGATGCAAGAGCCTCTCCGGCTGTAGTCCGCACTCTTATTTGCATCTCAGCCCGTGAGTGCGGCTGTTGCTGCAATCTCAGCGTGTCCTCCTGTGTCAGAGCCAGTGATACGGATGTTCCGGAACAGCTGCAATCCGACAAGGTTTTTTCCAACACCGTTTTTTCGTCTTGTGCTATCGTGACATACATCTCTGCAATCAGTGATGTGTCAAATGGCAATATAAACTCTAACTTAGGTGTTGTTCCTCTTATCATGCTATCCCCCTCCTAGTATCTAAATCTCACAAGATTAGTATCATCTGACCAACAACCGAATGTATCGTTATCGCCGTAAGCTCTGACACTCACCGTGGCTCCGTCCATTCCATCTGCGATAAAATCATCATTGTAATTGGTAGAGTAAAATGATGTATGTGTTGTATCAAATTCTTCCCACGTTCCGTCAGTCTTTGTGATTCTTACCTTATAAGATGTTGCGTTTTCGACCTCTGACCATTTGACCGCCACGTAGCTGTAGTTAAAATACATTAATGCACTCTTGTAGTAAGATGCGTACTCCACTGTCGGAGTAGAGAGAACGCATTTCTCAAGCCACTTTTTTGCGGCGTTGTTGAAGGCTTCTTTCAAGGCATCGTCTGGCTCGAAATTGATATCCGGAATCTTCACAGATGGTGGATTCAATTTTGGCGTACACGCAAATACGGGTGTCACGCAAGACATGGATAATGCTGTTGCACAAACCACTGCTAATAATTTACTTCTTTTTTTCATGTTGCTTTCCTCCTCTTTAATTACTACCTATTGTTTCAATTTTGGACAGTGCCTGTCCGATCGTTCCCTTGTATTCATAGCGGAAACCATCTTGCAAACCAACAGACGGATATTCATTTCTGTCTGCAGACGTTACATGTCCATAGCTTGCTGTGTATCCAACGGAATCTACATGTTGTGCACTGCTACAATTCATAACATACATTTCAATCATGTTCTTTTCCGTTGTTACGGTAAATGTTGCATTAGTAGCAACTTTAAAAATCCCATCACTCGCTGAAGCTTTTTTCACATATTTTCCTCTTAGGAAATTCAACTTTTTGTAGTCACTAGAATTCGTTACACGAAAAGAACTTACCGGATCTGCTAGAACAATTTCGCCTCCGGCTTTTCCTATTTCATCACTGTAACTGATTGTAAAATCGGGTTTCATTCCTGCAATACCCGCTGGCCAAGTCCCAAGACCCAGTGCTTTTTCTGCGGCCAGATTTGGAGTCAGATTGGAACTGAATTTTTCCCAAACATGTAGATTTACGATATCGTTCGGTGCTGCATCTAAATCGCTTTGTACAGCAGCCACTTTGTTGCTTACAGATGTGATTTTTGCCTCCAGTTCTTTCTTCAAGCTGTCTAATGCAACGGTAATGTTATAGAATATCTTCAGATCGGCAATGGAGGTATGAACAGCATCCTCCAAATCTGTAAGAGAAATATCCCCACCGTCTTTTCTTCTGATGGATACTCTATCTTTCAAGGAATCATTATCTGCACCATATCGTGTAGTATTAGACGTCCAACTCCCAAGACTATTCAAAGAACCGCTGTTTGCATTGTATGTGGTTATTCTTATTTCATATCCATCTGGAGGAGTGATGCTTTCGTTTTTATGCCTGTCATATAATACCGAGACAATTTCTTTTTGTGAATCAACAATCGCACCCGAACTGTTGATTGAGCCATACGAGAAAAACCGCATATCTGCCTTAGTCTCTGTCATCCGTTTTCTTGCTGATGCCATATGAGCTGCAAGAATCGGGAATTGCGTTTGAATCTCTTCTTGGCTTGAACTGATGTTCTTAATCTGTGTCCGCACAGCTTCACCAGCGGAAGGATATTTCGTTCCATCTGCCCCAACTCGAATATCAGTCAATTCACTATTCCCGGATGTATTGTTATTCTCGGCTACGAGGTTGCTGATCTGGTTTCTTGCAACCATATCAATAGCACCGACTTTTCCATCCAAATAGCACTGCTGAATCGCATCATGAATGGCTTGCCGAACATCTTTCCCATAGATTTTTGTTCTTATATTTCTCAGTAATTCCGTTATATCAGCCATCTTATCGCCTCCTACTTATTAAGCTTTCCTGTCAACGTTTTAAAAGCAACACCGAACTCATACACTGAATTGTCCGGCGTCAATAAATCAAGTTCAATTTTGGTACATAAAAAAAACGTATCTATGTCATGCGGTTTAGATACAACTCTTACTTCATCGCCAATTGAAATCAACTCTGTATTTACGTCTACCAAGTGCAAATCTACTGCTTTCACTTTTAGTGATACCGACATTGTTATTCCGTCATTCAGATACGCTTTTCCCTTCGTAAGTAAGTTGTCAGCAGTTGTTACATCATCCCACTCATGAATCTTTGTAATCCTACCGAACAACTTAATTCCTGTTTCGCTTTCAATGTAATCTTTTCCATCATTTACTTCTGCTATGGTCAGCCGGCCTGTTTCATTTCCATCTTCATCTTTTAGCCTTTCGCCAAGAGGAACCAAAACCGTAAACACATTTTCAGCAGTAATATATTCCGTAATGTCGAGCAGATTGCTGCCGAATTCTATAATCTGTGAATTTGTAATCCCCGGCTTTTTCACGTAATCCACATATCTCTTGTCACCAGAAACCCTGGTTCGGATATATCCGCCATGTGTATTCACGAGTTTTTCCTTTATCTCATTCAGAACATTCGGATACACGGTTGAACTGTAATGCACATAATTATTCGGATCAGTTACGGTAATCTCTCCAACTTCAAATTGTTTAGTTTCTTCCACCTGCTCATTATGGCTTGCTATATACTGCTTAAATAATTCTGGGATATCTCCTTGGTAATCATACGGGCGCAAAATCGAATCCACCAAATAAGCAAGTTCTCCTTCACACACTGCTTTCTGCCGCTTATAAAAATCCTTTTCCGTATTCAACAGTCTTCCGTGGAACAACTCTTTTGATTGGACTATTTTCGTAAACGTCTGGCTATAGTAGGTGTAGGAATACATCCGAAACGTTATGGTTCCGGTAGATACTGTGTAGCTTGCATCCGAAAATCTGTAAATTTTAGAATCTTCGGTACCATCTTTTAAATCTCCATAAAAATACGGATACTGTTTAAAATTTGAACATATCTCTGAACTCAGCGATCCTTCTCTATTCAATGGATTTAAGAGCGTAATCATTCCAGTGCCCGGATCTACAGTTACTCCTCCATATATAACCGTTGTCGGAATGGACGTTGCTGGGCCTTTACTTGTTTTATCAACATCCTTCAAAACATACGCAGGATTATCGGACGATACAACTGACACAATCGTAGATAACTTATTGATATTTCCGTAAGCCACATTATTCGGTGGCATTGTAAACTGAAATGATCCAGCTTTATTAAGTTCACTCGTTACTTTTGCCGCCAATAAAGAATATCCATCATTGGCAGAAAGTAACGGGGAGTATATTACCTCCCCGTCCGCATAAACCGTATACATCAGAGCATCCCTCCTTTGTAATCAACAGATACCTTTCCGTTTCCAGTAAAAACCAGTTTATTTTCACCGCCTTTTATAATAATATCTAGTACCTTATTCTCGCCATCTTTCAGATCATATGTCGTATTCTCGAACTCAACCTTTAATCCATCAGTTGCATAAACATAGAATGTTGGCACAACTTCTTTTTGATTACCATACAGGATAAACTCCAATTTTCCATCAACTACCATATTTGCGTATTCTCTAATAACGCCGGTTTCAAAGCTGAATGTATCCCATATCCAATCTTCCAAACTACCGGTCAATTCCATTTTGTACGGTTGGCAAGTAGCGGATATCACTACACTTGCTGTCGTTTCATTTGATTTTGCTGTAGACATTTCCACGGTGCCATCATAGTAATAACACGGATCCGTATCCAACGAAATACGCATTCTTTTTCCATGAATCTTTCCAGCAATATTGCTCGTCAAATCTGACCAATCAGAATAATTGCAATTTCTGGCATCAAACTCGAACTCCAGTTTTCTTGTCCCGTACTGCATTCTTCCCGTAAGGGACTCACTCAAATCAAGAACTCCATCCCCTCCTGGAATATCAATCAGCACTGTCTTAGGGTCAGGTAAGCCAATTGTGATCTTAGAGAGCTTCAATCCCCACTCTTCGTAGGAATGGTACTCTCCAAATTTGATTCCTGTAGACATGTTACACACCTCTTTCTTCCAAGTCGTATCTCTTTCCGAGATTCTCATCAATGTACGGGGTTGTCGCTTCGGCAATTTCTTTTCCATCCAGATCGACATGTACATGTGTTTCGCCTTCGATAACAACATTGGTATCCTTGCCATCAAACGACTGTCCATTTTCCTGGTCAACCTTGTATGTCTGGCTTGTGTTTTTGTCCAGAGTTATTTTTCCGGTTTCAATATTCACAGCTGCCTGCATCTTTTGTGCCAAAGCTTTCATCTCTTTGTTGGTCTCATCTTCCAGCTCTGGCATTTCACCTTTAATTCCTTCTCCAACTCCAGGTGGAATCCACTTACCTACTTCCTTGGCAAATACTTTAGATGGGGAATGAATTCCAAGCGCGCTCTTAGCTCCATCAACAATTCCGGAGAAGAAGCTTCTAACCTGGCTCTTGAACCATCCGGCCGCATTGCTTATACCGTTCCATACTCCTCGTACGATATTTCGTCCAACCTCTGCCATCTTTCCTGGCAATCCAGCCACTCCGCTTGTTACGGCATTTACAAGCTGTGAAGCTGCCGATCTACCTTGTGCAGCCAACTGACTTCCCCAGGAAACAACTTTACTTACAGCATTCGTCAGCCATGTTGCAATTTTTCCAGGCAACTGAGCGAAGAACGTAACGATGGCATTTATTGTATTACTTGCTGCCTGCCGTCCATTGCTCAGCATATTTGATCCCCAGGTAATTAAGTTTGTGAGCGTATTCTGGAGCCATCTAGCCACTTTCCCTGGTAATTCAGAGAAGAATGTGGATACATTCTCAACAACGTTCCTTGCGGCTTCAGATGCTTTCTGGAGCATGTTGCCGCCCCATGTTACCAGCTTATTGTAGGTATTAACCAGCCACGTCCAAACCTTTCCAGGTAACTGAGAGAAGAACGTAACGATATTGTTAATAATAATCGGCACATTTTTCGTTACCCAATTGATAGCATCTACGCCAAAGCTCACGAGCTTCCCGATTACAAATCCCAGGATATAGCCTATTTTATAAGGCAAATTCGAGAAGAAATTCTCAACAGCATTTACAGCATTTTCCGCAGCACTGGATGCCTGTGATAACAAATTAGAAGCCCACGTCTGGACTCCTGCAATTATCTCTTCCAAGAATGCTGAAATCCGTCCAGGTAATGCCTGGAACCAATCTACAACAGCATCAACTACCTCTCCTATTTTGGAAGGTATTTCTTGTACGAATGCAAGGATTTCATCCCAATGTTGCTTAACCGCTATAGCCAGATTTGCTACAGCAAAAACAATCCCGGCAACTACAGCTGCTACAGCCGCAGGCGCACCGAGAATAACAGCGCCAACCGCCGCCAATGCAACGCCAACGCCCATAAGGATTTCTTTTATGACACTGAATCCATTCTGGAACATATCCACGAAGCTTGTGACCGCCAAAATAGCGCCACCAATAATTGATCCGATTCCTGCAATAGAAGTTCCAAATTGAGTAACGAACCCTATTGCTTTCTGTACTGCTCCTCCGATGGAAGATATTATGCTGGCCACTTTCGGGAACTCCAGCTCCAGAACCTCCATTAAGGTTCCGGCTTCGCCTCTCCATAAGGAAAATCCTTCAACAGCTTTCCCAACTACGCCCGTAATGCCGGTAATTCCGCCTTTTACAGACCCTAAAACTGAGAACAGTGTATTTAATGAGCCAGCAACATTTTTTGCTGCATTTAAGCTTATTAACGCTCCGGCTATTGTACCTATCGCTTTTCCAATAGCCTCCATAACGGCAGGATCCTGCGCATCAATGACTCCGAAAATTTTTGACAGCAGATCTACGACACTTTGTGCCACAGCTCCAACTGTGCTAAGCAGACCATCGAAGAACCCATCCAGTAAAACTGAAACGCCAGGGAATTCATCGCTCAGTCCTCGGCAAAATCCGGCTATAAAGTCTTTCCCGGCCTGGATAATGAGCGGAAGATTTTCTTGTACCGCCTCCCCTATTTTGGAAAGCATCTCACCGAACGAGCTTCCCAGCTCTTCGGAATGATCTGTCAGAGCTTTTAAGAACTCTGTAAAAATATAAATGCCGGCAGACCACATATCTCCAGCAACGTTCATTATCGCTTTCGCCAGTTCCGACACCATAAAGGCTCCGGCTGACGCAAACTCTTCTTTCTGTTCCAAAAGAGTTTGTATAAATGCGCCGACCAGGTCTTCCGCTGTTCCGATAAGCTCCGGTGCAGCTTGCGCTACTCTCGTAACGATTTCGGCCATGACATCGCCAGTTTTATCAACGAGCGCATCAAGTCCTCCGTCATTGAAAGCTTCCTGTAGTCCCTGGACCATCTCCTGGGCTACTTTTACAACATTCTTTAGCGGAGTAGCCATTTCCTCGTATAAAGAAATAGCCAGACCTTCTAATCCGGATTTCAGAATAGTAATCTGTCCGGACAAATTGTCGTTCATGGTGTCCGCCATTTTCTGAGCGGCGCCATCGCAATTTGCGATAGAATCTGTTAATGATGCAAAATCCTCATCGGACGCATTAACTATCGCAAGTAAACCAGACATAGCTTCCTGCCCACCCAAAGTAGCAGCCATCTGTGCTTTCTGGTCTGCTGTTAATCCTGCAAAACCTTTTCGCAGGTCGACCATAATCTCATTCAGAGATTTCATGGAGCCATCACTGTTCGTCAGTGACACTCCGAGAGCATCCATAGCTCCCTGCACATCTTTTGTAGGCTTGGCCATTCTGGTGATGATACTTCTAAGCGAAGTACCTGCCTGGCTTGCCTTAATTCCGGAATTGGCCATCAGACCAATAGCCGTAGCGCAGTCTTCGGCTGAGAAACCGAGCGCTCCAGCTACAGGGGCAACATATTTGAATGTTTCGCCCATCAGACCTACATTAGTGTTGGCATTTGATGAGGCTTGTGCCAAGACATCCGCAAAATGCGTAGAGTCTTTGGCTGATAAGCCAAATGCCGTCAATGCATCGGTAACGATATCGCTGGTCGTTGCCAGGTCTTCTCCAGAAGCCGCCGCCAGGTTCATGATACCCTCGATACCTTCGAGCATATCAGTTGTTTTCCAGCCGGCCATTGCCATGTAGGAGAACGCTTCTGCCGATTCGGTGGCCGAGAACTTCGTCTTGGCTCCCATCTCCTTCGCCTTGTCAGTTAGGCTTTTTAAATCATCTCCTGTAGCTCCGGAAATAGCCGCTACGTTGGACATAGCAGCCTCGAAATCAGCTCCCGTTTTTATAGCTGCTGTTCCGATTCCAACAACAGCTGATGCAGCGCCTCCAATGATTGCACTGGTGGCTTTTAACGCAGTTGAAGCGCAAGAACTGATTTTATTGATACCACTTTGAAACCCCGATGAGTCTATACTGGTATCAAATTTAAGTGTGCCATCATAGCCCAATGTTTTTCACCTCTCTTCAAGGGCAAACAATGGATTATCGGCTCATGATGGCTCTACTTAATCTGTTGTCCGTTTTTTATTTTAACTTCAAAAATATGGGAGCACTTTCGCCCCTTACAGGCTACTTGCACTCCCTTGCATTCTGCCTCCTCTGTAAAAAAGAGTGGCATTCTATAACCACAGGCAGGACATTGTACCTGGGTATATTTCTTTCTATCCACATTCAAAATCCAGCAGCCACCTCCTTAAAGCAATCCCGTAATATCTTCACCATTCACAAGAGCTTCTGCCAGGAGCTTGTCTGCTTCTTTCTCTTTATGTGATACAGGCAATGCATGGATTGACTGCATCTTCTTGTAAAACTGTTTCTGCTCTTTAGACATTTTTGAAGTAATATTCATACTCCTGTATCCCATTATCTTTACAAACTCCGTGTCATTAGACAGTCCTTTAAACAACGACCGGAACTTCCACCAATGGAAATCCTCAATATCTTGTAGGTCGATGCCGTATTCTTGCAGGAATGCTTCATAGATATAGCCGTCATCGTAGTCGAAGGAATAAATCTGCTTCTGCTTGCTTCCTCCTGCATCTACTTCGTTTTGGTTCGATTCCTTGCCGCATCTATAGAACCAAATGATCTTCTCAACAGCTTGGGATTTGTTTTTCGGGATAATTGGGTAATATAACCTCAATGCCTGCATCGTCTTCTCTGAGTCTTCCAGTTCGTCATCTTGCATAAGCAATTCAAACATAATAGAAATGCGAAAATCCGTATTGATTCGGTATTCTTCACCATCTATCTCCACAGTCTCTGGAAGCAAGTCCACGATCATATTCATTAGTTGTTAACGGCATGGAAATTATTTTTGTTTTTCTTCTTTTTAGCCGCGCGTCTCTCTGCACGATTCTGTGCTCTCTGTGGATTGTACTTATCAGCAATGTTGTTAATCTGTGTTTTGATTGTTCCGCTCAATGCAGTAACTTGTGCAAACGCATCCATACGAATACCAAGATCATTATTTTTTGGAAATACTCTGTTGCTTGTTCCCAAGCCAAACAATGAATCAAAATATTCCTCTACACATCTACACTGGAATTTCATACCTTCAGCTGTCGTCTTCCCTTCATAAGCTTTCGGATCCTGTATTTTCTTTGAAATGTCCTTGTTCAACTGCTCAAATCTTTCAATCACATCAGCATCCAACAGATTTATTTCCAGCTCTACTCCGTTAACATTTACTTTGCTTACGCTCATCTTCCTTACCTCCTGTTATTGCTCACTTCTAAACGTACATCAGAGACTACCTATGCAGCAGCCTCTGTGAATTTCTTACTCTTAATATCAAATGTTCCTAATACTGGATCACCTACAGCATTCAGATTGCCAGAAATCGTCTGTTTATTATCTCCGGAATAATCGGATACTTCGCAAGACACTCTGAACTTTCGTGCTTCATACGCCGTAGCACTTGCACTACCTCCGGATGCTTTATTCCATAATTCCACTCGGCAATATTCAAATTCTGCATCTGAACCGGTGTAATGATTTCTTCCAACCATGTAGATTGCGTCTACTGCCTTTTCTTCTACGATATGTTCCGCCTCAAACGGAAAGCTTGTCTCGTACCCAGTCACACAGCTGGACGAAGATGCCTCATTCACATATTTTACAGATTCTGTCTGCGCCCCCGGACTTTCATCAAGGGTTGTGAATCCTGTACCCATCAGCACCCATTCTGGTGCTTCTTCAGTACCAACATTTAGATAATCTGCGATTGTGTGTCGCAATACAGCTGTTTTTGCCATTATGCTACCTCCTTCTGGTATAAAAGTCTTAACTGTATCTGGTATCGTGCATTTCGCATGGATCCGTCAAACATGTATCCATTGGAAAGCACTTCAATTTTCTCTGCATAACAATGCTCCGGAAGTTCCGGGACATTCTCAGCACGGTTTTGTTCCTCAATCCAGTCAGCGAATTTTTCATAAAACGAACTGTTCTGGATATTTTGGATTCTGTCCATAGAGTAATATTCACGGCTACCAAAGTTGAACTGGTACTGTCTGTATTCATCACCATTCACGTACCGTTTTAAAACTGGATTAAAAATCCCTGTCTCTACCGTATACTCTATAGCTTCATCTCCCATGGCATCTACTCTTAAAACGCCATCTTCTAGCAAAGGGCAACTACCGATAAATTCAGTAATCGCCCCGATAATAGAATCTGCCATATCAACCTCCTATTTTCTTTGCTCCTTCCAGGATTTCTCCCTTCTCAGCAACTTTCATTCTTTCAAACCAATGAGCTCCACGGTTCGGATCGTATGCCCTTGTCTCAGCAGTATCGTAATACTGTTTTCTCGCATAAGGGGCAATATAATCAACTTCTCCACTTCCAATGTCTGTACCTAATTTACCGGACTTTTCCAGCATACCTGTTTTAAAAGGAACTCTCGGACTGCATCTCCTTAATACTTCCGAATCAACGAACATTTGCTGTCTGGTAAACTGAGCATTGCGATTCGCTGCAAAATCCGGATTCCATTTCAGTTCAGCTTTTCCGTTTGTGCCACTAATAATTGCTCCTCGTGGTGTGCTAATTTTTTTGACTCCCATTAGCTTCCACCTACTCTCCAGTGTTTTGTTCTTTCGGTTCCACGAATGGTATTATCCGCATATTCTGTAACAACAAAAAAATCATCAATCACCTTTCCAATTTCTAATACTTCCACTGGATCCAGTTCTTTTCTTCCTCTGAGTATGCTTTTTTTGAATGCCATTACATAGCAGTTTTTTTGGAGTGTCCAAAGATGTTTTTTCTCTTCAAGTGTCGTTCTGGCATATTCCACTTCTGAAATGTAAGTCTTTCTTCCTTCAACTTCTGACCTATATGGAATTCTTACTGCATATTTTCCACTCGCAGCTCCGCTTCCATCTAATGATCGTGATCCGTACCAGCATACATCATGGATAATCGTTGGCAGAAACACTTCCCTTCTGTCAGCTCCTATGGTTTTGTTGAAAATAACAATATCAGTGTTGTGCATCATATTCTTTTGACCACCCCCGGTATAGCAATCCTGTATTTGCAAGCCATCTTTTAGCTCTTGTATACATTTCGTGGTTGCAATCAGCATCATTTGATGCATTGGCATATGTTATAGAATAACCATCGTTGCTTTCGGATACCACATCGTTTTTCTGACTCTCAACATACTTCACTACTACATCAGCAACGGAACAAATAGCAAATTTTACACAATCCGGTATCTCTTCCATCCTTCCGAACCGTCCAAAAGTAATCATGTCTATGAAGGCCTCTGACTCAAGCTCTGCATTATCGAAATTTTTGTCATCTGCAATACTCCCGTGATAAACTTCTTGGTAAAATTCAAAGCTTACACAAGGAGTTTTTATATCTTTTCTAATCATATGCTTCTCCTTGCATAATCGAATCTACTTTTCTTCCGCAAATGTTTTTACATCCGAAACTTGATCTGTTCTTTTTTCCTTGGGAGTTTTTTGACTTTTCCCGGCTGGACCATGAATCACATTTCCTTCCATATCTTTGATGGTATACCCCAAGGAAATGTACTCTCCCATTCTTTCATCTGGGATTCTGATTGATCTTCCTGCTTTTATCGCTTTCAGCATAGGTTTCCTCCTACTCTGACTGCTTTGGAGTCTTGGTTGTCTTTTTCTTTCCGGAATCTTCGGAAGCCGGTGCAGCTGATCCCATTGTAGCCTGTGCCTGGATTGCTGCTTTCAGCTCTTCGTTCTCTTTCTGGAGATCTGCAATCTTTTTATCGGCATTCTCCGCATACAGAGTAGCCTCCGTCAGCTTAGCTTCCAGCTCAGAGATTTTCTCTTCGTGATTGACCACTGTTTCAGACGCTCTTGTCAGATCCACTTTCAGATCCTCATTCTCTTTCTGGAGCTTATTGACCGTTTCCTGGGCTTCAGCAACAGAAGTAACTACCGCCTTCATAACTACTTCTCCGTCTTCGTCAGTCACTTCATAGCCCATCTTCGCATACTCTTCAGCTTTCTCTTCCGGGATTCTGAGTACACGGTTTTTCTTCTTGACGATATAACTCATATCTATTCTCCTTTCATCGCCCCACCAGGAAGAACCCGGCAGGGCATATCTGATCCTCTTACGCCTCTACAGACATCTGGATAGCTTTCTTCTTGTTTGCCAGAACAAATACATCCTCATGGGACTCTTCGTAGTAAACATACTTACCTTCTGAAAGAGCAGACGGCTCATCCAGCTTAGAGAACTCATAAGAAACCGGTGTAATTACTGCAAGAGGGTTAATCAGCATCATATTGATCTGTTTAGCTGAAGCAGCTACTTTCCAGCCCTGTGTGAAATCGTACAGAGTCTTCATCAGTTCAGATGGAACTTCCTCGATCTGAACTTCATCCAGGGACTTGATAGCTCTGGACAGCTTATTCTGCTTACCAACGTCCAGCGTTCTGTAGATTCCCTGGGCGTTCTTAATCAGAGTATTCGTTGCCGGATTCACATACAGGATCAGTCCCATCTTCGGAACTCTACCTTCCGACATCTCTTCCAGCATCTTGTCATAGACAGTCAGAATATTCTCTTCTGTAAGAGCTTCTGTATTAGCCTTCTCTCCAGATGCTGTCCAGTCTGCATAAATCTTGGAAACGGTATATGCATCCATCTCCGGGAACTTCTGCTCTTCATTGAACACTCTGGTGATATTCGAGATCGTTGTTACCTGGTTTGTCTGCTGTACATCTCTCGGATGGACCAGTGTAGACCACTTTCTTTCATTCTCCAATGTCAGTGGAGTCCAGCTGTTGTCATAGTTTCTTGCGGCCGTGGCAATGGTATCTCTTGTAGAGTCCACACGACCTGTTACGGAAATGCTCGGAATCTCGATGGTCTTTCCGTTAAGCCATCTGAATCTTCCATTGTTCGGAGTATTATAGAGCGCTCCGAAGTATAACGCATACGGAAACGCCTGCTCCAGTGCTCTCTGATATTCTGTTGCGTAATTGATTGCTTTCGCCATGTTAAGTTACCTCCTGTTAATCTCTTTTTCTTACTCCAGAAAATCCGAAGTCAAACATGTTGCCCTTCGGTTCCTGTGTCTGTGAATTGGTTCCTGTTGAGAAGTACGGCATATTCGGTGCCGGTGGATTTCCTGGTACATCCGGAACATCCGGTGTATCCGGTTCGTCATCTGGTGTATCCGCAACGAATGCTTCTTTGTAATCCGGACTCTCCTTCAGTTCTTTCATCACGTCATCCGCACCGATAAACTTTCCGTTTTCAAGCTTCAGTTCTTTCGCCTCAAAAGCTCTTCTGACATAATCACGGTACATAGCCCCTGGCTTCAGTCCGACAGTATCCAGATATCTGTCCATCTGGTGATCTCTTTCCTGTTTCGCCAGCTTGTCATTAAGCTCCTGGGTATCATGGTTGTACTTGTCTTCCCAGTCTTTTGCAGACTTTTTGATGCCATCAATATCCATCTCTTTGTAGGATTTGATCTCTGTATTGGCATCTGTGAGCTGCTGTCTTACACCGTCCAGCTCTGTGATCTTGGCATCCAGTTTTTCCTTCGAGACATAGCCCCCGGCTTTCACATCTACCACCTGGATCTTCTTATCTGCATCAATCGCAGCCTCCAGCTCTGCATAGGTCATAGCCTTAGGCTCTTCTCCGTCCTTCTGTGTGCCAAAAAGTTTCTTTAAAAATTCGTAAGCCATTTTTACTTACCTTCCTTTCTTCTTTTCGCTGATTTCGTTTAGATTCCGGTTCACTCCGGCACTGCTATCGTGCATTTATATCTCCGCACGCAAGAGAAGGAGACAGTTTATATGCCATATCACAGGGCAAAATAAAAACAGACCGCTTTGATACAGTCTGTTAATTCGTAATTACCACATTGTGAGCTTCTGATAGCTCTTTGGAGAGCTTTTAGATGCTTATGTGGAGAAATATGTGCTTACTGGCATAAAAGCCAAATAAAGCGTTCCTTTCTAACCCTCAAGGAAGGGAGATAGTAGGATCACCTCCTCCCTACTGTTCTTCGTACAAAATCCAATCCTTCTCGGACATATCAGCCTGGCTTGGATGCCATGGGACACGGTAATCTCCATCAATCGTGATGTAGACATACGGAGCTGTCATCTTACTGTGTTCATCCGGACGTTGCATCGTCAGAAACATTCCGGCTTTATGCCAGCTCTTCTTTGTGACTCTGAGTCCTCTTTCCAGGAACTTATACGCATCGCCAAATCCGAAGGTGGCCTCACCACCCAATTCCGGGCAATTCTGGCTATCTGCCAACGTCCATTCATCACTTGCAATATTGGAAAATGTATAATCCGGAATCTGTGTCTCACGGATATCCATGTCAACTCCATCTTTCGTGTGCATGATGATCGTCTGCTTATCTTTAGACCAATACCAATATCCAGCCCATGATGGCAGCTTCAGTTTCTTTCCCTGTTTCATCAGTTCAAACGCTTCTCTGAATAACATGTCTTGTTACCTCCTACTTCTTTGCTTTTCTATTAGCCCACACAGCTTTCATACTGGTGGAACGTCCATAATTCACTATGTTTCCATTCTGATCTTTCACTGCATAAACCTGTGTCCGTGCAGTATCAACAGATCTTCCGGTATCAGAGCAGAAATTCTTCAATTTCTTCTCTCTTTTTTTCAGCTTAACCGACTCTTTCTGAAACTCACTCTTTAAGTATTGTTCCGTTTCTGAGTCCTCAGCATATTGTATGGCAGAATCGTATCCACAAAGGATTCTCTTGCTCTCCCGGATAGCTCTCTCAAACCTTCGTTGGATCTGGCTGCACTCATATTCCGTGAGCATATTACCGTCATAACTGAACTTCGCTACAGAATAATCGTCCAGCATTTCTTTCGTATATGCCGGTTTGGATATCCCTGGCCAATAAGGATAAAAGCTGTGCCTACAGTTTGCTCCGCATAACCCGGTAACTGTTCCGTAACCGGTAGCATCGTAGAAATTCCTGTATCCGTCACCTTCTCCATGAATCTTGAAGACCTGTCCTTGCCAGTAGGTATGCTCTAATCTTGCCCCAGGGTGTGCGGTTGTCTCATAATACTCAACCCCCATATCGTCCGCATACATCTCTGTAAGCGTGGCAACCGTCTGGTTGAGTCCTGTCAGTAGAGCCATTCGCAACGCCGCATCAAGTGACATCTGTGCTCCGGAGTCGTACAACACCATTCCCCCGGCTTGTGCAGCTTTTCTGATTGCATACCTAAGAGCTTCTTGATAAGAAAAAGCACCACTCTGAATCTTGAGCAATGCTTCGTTCAATGACTGCATATATAGCTGTTGGCTCTTCACTGCCGTTGTCATCGTAAGGTTATTGATGTCCCCGGACGTCTTCTTTGCGTTTGCCAGAAGCAAATCAGACATATTCTTTGATAGCTTGGCATCGTTTATTATGCCAGCTTCTATCAGCGGTTTCGCATCATTCCTTATCCCGGTTACTCCGGCTTCTTTGAACAGCTCTTTGACATGCTTGTCTGAGTATCCAGTGAATCTCCCAACTTCTGCTACAATATCATCCAGGAGCTTCCCGGATTCCTGTGCCTGTTTTATCTGCCACTTAGCAGTATCCGTAACCTTGCCCGTCTTTATCATTCTCCTGGCTATGTCTCGGACTATCTGCTCATTGAGATTGTCAACCATACCCAAATATCCACTGGAGAACGATGCAAGATATTCTGGTGTCAACATGGTTCATACCTCCTACTCTTCTTCTGGGAAGTCATCTTCCTGCATATCTGGTATATAATCCGCAGCCTCTTTCTCTGTGCATCCGAAGTACCAGGCAATGAACTTCTCCAGCTTCAGTTTCCCAGCAACAACCATAGCCCATCTCCGCTGATACTCTTTGTCAGTATCTTCCAGAACGCTATCTCCCCAGGAACAGTTCACATTGACTGAACCATATGGAGTCATTCTGTACAGGTTGATAAGAACTACCATTGAATCTACCAGATGTTCAAAACCTTTCTGCCATGCACCCTGTAATCTGCTTGCGGTTCTGTATGATCGTTGCTTGGAAGACTTGATTTCCTCTGCTGTTTTCTCCAGTTCATCCGGATCGGAGATCGTGCCGTATGCAAATCCAACATTCCACTCAATTCTTTTCAGAATCTTATTGAGTCCGCTGAACATCGGTGCATCTCTGATATCTGGACTGTACACATCGAACAGTTTGTTTCCTCCGGTTCCTTCGTCAAATGCCCGGTAGAGCTTTTCCTTCCCTTCTGGGAGAACCGGCTTACCGTGCTTATCAGCTTTCAGATATTCTTCTGAGACATGCACCGCCGCTTCCTTGGCATCGTATTCCCACACGATCTGCCCCATCATCCGGTCAGCTTCATGTATCAGCTCAATAGCTTTAGAGTAAATGGATACTCCCAGAGGCGAGCTTCTATCTATGTTGTTACTCTTGGCAACCTTGATATAAACAAACAGAGGCTTCTCTACGTTGTTGATCGTTACCGGCTCTTCTGAAAGTCCAGCCCATTCATCAACCTCAGAGAGTGAGACTTCTTCATCAAACGGCTGGTTTATGGTCGGTTCTTCGTCATCGGTGTAAGATGTTATCCTCTCCGATCTGTACGCCTTATTGACAATCGTTATACTGTTTCCAGAGAACTCATGGTATTCAAGCCTGGTGTACAGATATTCGCCCATTCTCTTATGCTGTAAGAAAATAGCAGACATGATCTCGCCCTTGCTGTTGAATGCAGTCGGGTAAAACTTGTCTGCTTCTATGAAATCTATCTCTATCTTGTTTGGCTGCCCGTCCATGCCTACTGAGACATAGGGTTTCAGCACAATACCCCCTTCGGCACAATACCTCTCAACCTGGATATCCAGATCGGACAGTTCTCTCTCCAGCTGATCGTTAATGAAGTCTGCCATCGGACTGCCGGTTACGTTCAGTTCAAACTCTGTAAGCACAAGCCGTGCCATTTCTTCTGCAATGGTTGCCGGTATATTCGTGCATAGAGTCCCATCTTTCCCAAACCAGGGTGGATGATTCTCATACATGTCCTTCCACAGCTGTATAGCGTTATCCATCGAACCAGATACTGCTATTTGGACTTTCATTTCTTTCTCTATACTGTTTCTGGGAAACAACTTACCCACCCACTTTCTGATAAAATTTTTAATGCTGAATTTCAACGTATTCACCTACCCTGCCTGTGTCTTTATGTAGTTTCTGATATCTCTTTCATAGCTGTATTCAAAGCCATCCAGAGTGTCTATGTCAGATGTGCCGTCATCCAATCGTTCCAGCTCAACTGTATTCGGTCTCCACACTGCCATGCTGAGTGCGTCTTCCAGAGTATCGCACAGCTCTGTATATGCGAATCTCCCCTGTGCAACCAGGGATGTGAAGCAGAATATCCGGTCGTTAATCCTGTCTTTTCTGGCATTGCCAACCTTGATATCCCCCATTGCTGCTCTTGCCATAGCCGTTCTGAGTCCTCTGATAAGCACCTGCTCAGCTGAATCACAGTAGACCTTACTTACACCACCAAACAACTTGATAACCTTCTTTACAAAGGCAAGGAAGACTTGACCAAGAGAATCCGGATCAAGCTCTTCTTTGTGCAGTTCCGACACCAGTGCTACCAGTTTTCCATATCCAACAGTCGGTGCTGATGCAACAAACGAATGACCGGATCCATTGCCTCCAAAGTCAACTCCAATCGTAATTCCTTGCAGCTCGTTCCTCTTAATCATTTCCTGTGCCTGTGCTACCGTAATCTTCATCGGATTGTTAGCCATAGCCGCCAGTGAAGCGAACTGAGTATACACCAGACCTTCTGCAATACTTCTCTTTCCCAGGATATCCCGGACGTACCAGATGCTGTTCTCGTCATACTGGCTGACAATCTCTTCCAGACGTTCCTTCGTGATATTCACATTCTCAAAGATCGTAAAGTGTGCATAGTTGTATCCACCCTTCAGAGTCCCGTCCTTTGCTTTCTGATCGTACACATCAAGATAGTTTTCATAGATCGGTGCTTTCGGATGCTCCGGGTTCATGTCCCAGAATATCTTACGGTTCTTAGCTGCAAGCTGTCTGTTGAATGCCTCTTTGATTGCTGTGTCATGATGCAGATTGATCTCGGTTGCAATCCACATGCCGTAAGAGTTACCACGAATCTTCTTGAAGCTGTCTGAAGAGGAAGCCCCGGCGAAGATCACTACTTTCTGCTTGAAGTTCGTATATGGTCCGTTGATAATCAACGCTTCCATGTCCTTGTACTTGCCCCAGTGGCACTGACCTCTGAAAATCCATTCCAGACCGAACCCGTTGGCATCTCCGATATTCAGCTTAGCATTACCCATCGTAGAACCGGTTGCCAGGTGAATCTTATCTGGCGTTGTCTTCAGTTCCTGGGCAAATGCGAAAACATTATCCACCGTCTTTCCAGAACGTACCGCACCTTCCAGGATATTGAACGTACAGAACCGGCATCTTCTGATATATTCCTTATGCCCTTCCCCGAAATTAAACATTATCGTCTTCTTCCGCTTCAGATCCTTCTTCTTTACTTTCTTGACTTTCTTTTGCTTTGCCATAAATCTCTTCCTCTATATCATCCAAATCCTCAATCTCCTGGCTGATACCTGCATCTCGTTCTTTCTTATACTCGAACTCTTTCTGAGCCTGGATGTTTTCTTGCTTCTGTCCGGCGGTATCTCGCATGAACTCAGCAGCTCTGACATTTCCATCCATAGCTTCTCTCCACATACTCACAAGCATTGCTGTCTGGTTGGTTATCATGTCATCTTCAAAGCCCATCTTCTGCAATGTATTGATAATTGTCGGATAGGCTTCTTCAGATACAGGCATGTTGAGCAGTAAATTTGCCACCTTTTTCATGGCTGTTTTCTTACGCCTCGTCTCTCCGGACTTCTTACCACCACGGGAACGCATCTCTCTTTCTTCCTTCTCACTTCGTTTCCCAGATCCAAGAGGAATGAGGTTCTGCTCATTTGCCACCAAACCACCTCTCTTCTGCATGAAAAAAGCAGTGTATCTCTTGACGAAATCACTGCTCTCTCATGTTTATTCTGTTACCCTCCGGGTTTCACCCGTATAATCTCTCCAGCACTTCCACTCCATCGGCTATCGCCTGTCCGGTATCAATACCCAACTGCTCATAAAATCTAGGGTTGGTCATGCATTCGTGCGCCCTTACCATTGCGTCATGCTCTCCCTTGTCTATTCCAATGACGAACTTCTTCGCAATCGCTAACGCTTTCCGGTAACTCTTCTGTTTTACCAGTCCTTTTACAATATCCGTTTTCGTTACCACTTGCTTCCTCCAAACAGATCCATCTGCTCATACCTCACCGGTGCTCCATCTTGAAAATCTTCGTTTTCTAACTCCTTCAGCTGCGCTTCCGTTGGCTGTGGATATTTCTTATCCGTATTATCCCAACCGCCTCTGTTGTTGGCTCCCAGGAATCTATCCCAGGATTCTTCATCGAACATTCCCGGCTGATACGGCTTCAAGTCTTTCTGTTCTTCTACAATGAAGTCTGCTACTGTCTTTCCCCTTCTTTTCCCTTCCAGCGTATGACAATCATATGCGTATCCGGGCATCCCGGAGAATTCACAATCTTCAATTCTGAGGTATTCGTCAAAATTCTTTACTCTTTCACTCTGCATACAGTTGCAGCTGAAGTAATCAGCATCTCTGTTCTTTCTTGCATATAAGAGCAAAGTAATAGCCTTGCTAATAAACAGTGGCTCACGTTCATAACCTTTTCTCTTCTGATTGTAAACATCGTCTGCTTGTCGCAAGGCTTCAATTTCTTTTGTCATGATTCCGTAACAGTCTTCTGCTGATATTGCCAGCAATCTTCTCCAGAGGTATGCGTTGTACCTGCCTCTCAGCTCATTCGCTGCGTACCCGGCAATCTCTACGTCACCTCTTCTGATTGCTTTCTGGAGCAAGCTTACCATATCGTACATGCTATGCCCGTTCTTGGTGTATAACTGTGGTCTTCCCATTTTCTGATACTTCCTTTCGTATGAATATTTTTCGTATCGTCATCGTAGCAAGCATGTTCGCAGGCAGTCAAACAGATATTTTACAATTTATTCATTTTCGTAGACATTTACGATATTCAAGAAGAACTCCGTGCTGATCTGCTTCGTCAGATGGAATACGCCTCCGGCTTCCACCTCCCGGTGCAGCCACGGGTTCGCATAGACAATCGTTACCTTCCGTTCCTTCCTACGGACGCTCTCCTCAATATTCTTAATGACCTTCTTGAAGGTTTCTCCTCTGAACGGATCGTACAGGTAGAACGTGTCGTACATGTCCAGCAGATCTGTGAACTCTGTAGCATCCTCATTGAAGATTGCTACCATATCCTCTCCCAGCTTCTTCATATTGTCCCTGGCGATCTCTGCCAGCATGTGGCTCTGCTCTACTCCGTCCACCTCTTTGATTCCTGCCATTTTCATGATAGCGATTGCGGCTCCCTTGCCACATCCAAAATCCAGGACCTTGCCATTGAAGATTCCCGGCATCCGGCACATATCCAGCAGACTTCTTTCTCTGCTTGCTCCACATGCTGTTGCGTCCGGGCTTTCATAGTCGAACTCTGACTGATCCACACGCTTTAAGAAATCCGTTCCGCACTCATGCTCCAGAAAACTGTAGAGTCCCAGGGTGTCCGGCATAATCATATCTTTCAGATAGAACAGGTTCTTGCCCTCTTCATAACCGTGTGCCGTCATTTGTGACATATCACTTTCCGTCATTCGCTCTCTTCGGAACGAAACCAGGATCACTGTTTCTTCCGGATCAATGTATTCCAGGATAATCTTTCTATGCAGGTTGATTCCTGGGATTACCTTGCTGTCATCAATCACCAGTGCAAACTGCTTTCCGTATACATGGCTGCATAACCACTCAATGAACAGACCGCTTTTTCCGTATCCATACAGGATTACCTGCTTTCCGCTGCATTTGGTGATTATATCGTGCATTTTCTTATTCAAACTTTCAACTGCTTTCATCTTTCTTACCTCGACACTTTAATTGTTACAGTATTCTTCTTGTCATCGAACGCATAATACTTGCCCCATTTCAGCTTCATGTACTCATTACATTCCCGGATGACTTTACTGTTCTTGTTGATATTGTCTCCACCCTCATTCGTATCTGTCTTCACATACATAGCAAGATACTTTGGCATGAGGATAATTCTGTTATACATAAGCTCCTGCAAGATTTTATCTACGTCTTCCTTGCAGTCTGCCTTATCATCGTTCTTCGCTTTGTAGCATTCTTTGTTGTACCAGTAGATTCCTCCACCCATGCTGTTGAACTTGAACTCTTCCTGGTACAGATATGGTCTCGGCGTAACTGTAATCGTAGCATATCCCAGCTTCAGATCACTGAGCAGCTGAGCTATCCGGAGAAATTCCATGTCGATCACATCCGGATCCTTAATCTCCATGACGATATCCGTCCGGTACAGGATCTGCTTAATATCATCATCAACCTGGATAATGATATCTTCCGGCGAATTGTCCAGAATCCACTGTCTTACCTTCGACATAGTGTTGATTTCTTCATCCGGTGCTGAAATCAGCTTCCGGACACCGGCGTTCCTATATGCTTCCTCTTCCGAAGCTCTCACCACATATGTTACATCGTTGAGGATATTCTGAGTCATGATACAATCTGATCTTCTGTAGCTCGGACAGTATACGCCCACTGTTTTCTCTTTCATGTGCGCCTCCTACTGGAACATCGGCAGCTTCTTCAGCAACCGTTTCATTCCGTCTACATCTAACCGTTCTGTATTATCTGACGAATAGGACTCTGTAATATTCTTTATATGGCTTTGTGGCGATTCATGGTAATGTAATGTGTGCTTATCTGGCAAAATTCTGTAGAAATGCTCATATTCCTCTGCATTTGCCATCTCTTCTTTCGTGATAAGCACTTCATTCATCTTTTCCCCTGGTCTTTCCCCGATGATCTCAATCTGCTGTTCCGGATCAAATCCTTTCATCTCACAGATAGCTTTCGCAAGCGTATCAATCGTGGCTGCCGGTGCTTTCTGAACCAGCAGATCACCAGACTCCCCATTCTCAAATGCAAACAGTACCAGGTCAACTGCATCTTCCAGCGTCATCATGAATCTGGTCATTTCCGGCACTGTGACTGTAATCTTCTGTCCCATTCCCAGCTGCTTTACAAAAAGTGGGATAACGGAACCTCTGGAAGCCATTACGTTACCGTATCTGGTTCTACAGATCACCGTCCCATTCTGTTCCTTTGCTTTCGCAACTGAGATTCTTTCGATCATTGCTTTTGTGATTCCCATTGCATTGATCGGGTATGCTGCTTTGTCCGTACTCAGTACGATCACTTTCTTTACTCCGGCTTCAATCGCTGCATCAATGACGTTTGCACCTCCCAGGATATTCGTCTTCACCGCTTCTTCCGGATAAAACTCACAGGTTGGAACCTGTTTCAGAGCCGCCGCATGGAAAACATAATCTACTCCGGTCATTGCTTTTCGGATGCTTCGGTATTCTCTCACATCTCCGATTACAAAGCGGATTCTGCTGTCTTCCCCATACTCCTTCGCCATATCAAACTGTTTCTTTTCATCCCTGGAGAATATAACAATCTCTCCTACTCCTTCTTTCAGCAGGCGATCTGTCACTGCATGTCCAAAGCTCCCGGTTCCTCCGGTGATCAGAAACTTCTTTCCTTTCAATTCTTCCTTCATGCTATACCTCCAGTATCTCTATTACTCTATCAGCTACAAAATTCACTTCTTCCGGTGTCATACGTGTATCACTCGGCAAGCACAAGCCCGTAAGGAAACAGTAGTCTGACATATACATGTAACAATCGCTGAACCATCTGGAGAACATCCGGCAGTTTTCATATAACGGCTGACTGTGCAGCGGCTTCCAGATTCTTCTGGATTCTACATTACACTCCTTCAACTTCTCCATGAGATATTCCGGTTTCTTCTTCAGTTCCGGGTTGATCTCTATGCATGACAACCAGGAGTTTCCAACGTTGCCATTCCAAACATTACGGTACAGTTTGAACCAGTCCGCATACTCTGCAAATCTCTTCTGGTAGATGTCATAAATAGACATCTTCTTTGAGATTCTTTCTTCGATGTGTTCCATCTGTCCGACACCGAATGCAGCGTTTGAATTTGCCAACCGGTAATTGTACCCGATCTCTTTATGCTCATACCACGGAACCGGCTCTTTCGCTTGTGATGCCAGGAAGGAAGCTCTCTCAGCATCCTCTTCGTTCTGACAGATCAACATGCCTCCTGTTCCTCCGGCTGTAATCATCTTGTTCCCATTGAAGCTCATACAGCCAAATCTTCCAAGAGTTCCCGTCTTCTTTCCCAAAACTGCCGAGCCAAACGACTCAGTGCTGTCTTCAATGACTGGAACTTCATACCTGTTACAAATATCCAGGATCCTATCCATGGCAGCCGGCATACCGTACACATGCACGACTACTACTGCTTTCGGATGCAGTCCGGATTCAAAAGCCATCTCCAGATCATCCGGATTCATATTGAACGTTACCGGATCAGAATCAATAAATACTGGTTCTGCTCCCAGGTATCTGATCGGGTTTGCCGATGCTGTAAACGTGAGGTCTGAACAGAATACATAATCTCCTTTTCCAACTCCACACAATCTCAGTGCCAGGTGAATTGCAGCCGTTCCGGACTGAAGTGCTACCGGATAGCCTCCACCAAGATACTCTCTTACTGACTGCTCGAATCTACCGATGTAGGAATCTTCCTTAAACGCTGTCGTGATCCAGCCACTCTCAAATGAGTCCTGGACGTATTGCATCTCATTCCCCAGTATTTCCGGTCTCGCCAGCCATATCTTCTGTGCTGCTCTCTCCATCTTCGGCACCTCCTTCCACAATCTGTGCTTTGATCTGGTCATACCATATCGCTCTACCTTTAATTGTCCGGTTTCTTCCCATGCTGACTTTCGCCCCCTGGATGCCGAGCTTTCTTTGTAGTTCGTTGTAGTCCAGCTCATTCCTGCATACCAGTAGAACATAATCGTACTTTTCAAACCGGATCAGTTCCATTTCTTTAATCTTCTTTTGCATCTGGTCTTTATTGTCCAGTTTCACACCAAGGTCTATGTTCAGATCTGCTGTCCATTTTGCCAGCTCTTCCAAATCCCATTCACCGGAGTGGGTATTGTCCTTGATGTTTATCGCTCTCAGCTCTGACTTCGTGTAACCGATCAGCCTCTTGCACAAGACTTCAATGTCACCATCTTTTCTCTGCAAGATAGATAACCTCTGGTTTCCGGCAATCACATTATCATGCTCGTCAATGAGGAACAATCCGAAATCGCCATATTTCTCCAGCGATTCTTCCAGCTCCTCTGCTTCTTTCTTTCCAATCTTCCTCGGATTCCCGAATCCAGTCTTGATGTCCTTGACCTTCATCGTGAGTGTTTCAATTCTTTTTTCATCCAACATACTCATTCTTCCACCTTCTTTCTCTGCATTAAAAAAGGAGCCAGCTTAACGCCAGCTCCCATAAAGAGAGGATTTTGCAAATATACAATTTACTCATATGCTCCGTACCCTTTTTCGTTCGGCAGCCCGGATCTCCAAGCTGCCGCTTTGATGAAATTTGAGTACGTTCCAGCCCCCGGTAAGACTGAGTGATCTGTCTCTCGACTTCTCACAGCCTACACTTTAATGCATAGAGGCAGGAACTGCAAGAGAACTCTGTGCACTCCCGTAGGAATTACATGCACTCACGCAGGAACTCAGTAGGAACTACCCAACCTTTTCCGGCAGTAAAAACTGCTTCTCAAACTCCTGCAATGCGTTTCCATGCATCTTCGTAACATACCTGTATGTAAAGTTCATCTCTGATGCTATCTGCTTCAAAGGCTCCAGTAGCACATATTTCTTATGCAATAATGTCATATACTGAGGATTCTCCATGCTGCATATCTCATTCTCAACCTTCGCTGTAAATTCAATCAGCTCCTTGCTCTTTTCATCCATAATCCTTTCTTTTTCATCAATCCTGGCAAAAATACTCCCGAACTTGTCGTTATCTCTTGATGTCTGAACTCTTTCTCCGGAATCCATTCCACCGATAGATACCAGAACCTCTCTCAAATTGTTTATGCCAGAATTCATATTTTTGACAGCTATTATCTTCTGCTCTACCTGTCCTAAATACTCTTGTGCAGTCATTTTCCCGGATTCTTCCTGCATATGTATTTCCTCCTCCCGATATTGACAAATTCAAAATCCTTTCGTACAATCTTTATAGGTTTTTGGCTTCTCGGACTTCGTTGTTATCGGGAGGCTATTTTTATGCTTATTTCAAATAAAAGAACAGGAACCAGATTGCTGTTACTACAGTCATGATCGGTGATGCAATCATTAGCATAGCCGTCAAAACTCTAAAAGGAGTGAGTCTGGCTTTTCCGAACAGTGTTGCTGCAATCTTATCTTATCGTGATGCTGTAATCTTCACGATATACCCTGCAGCTAAAGCCAACACCCACAATAAAATTGTTATCTTCCAAATCACTTCTTTTTCCTCCTAAATCTCTGAGCGTATTCACAGGTAGCAAAATGCGACATATAACCAAATCCGCTGGCTTTCCCAGGATCCGTTGTAATCGTACCGGATGTTACTTCTCCGTTGGCAAGGACAATTCTGTCCTTACCACCATCAGCTACGAAATTCACAAACTGAGGATTCACCGGCATTTTCTTTCCAGATTTCATCCGCACCCACAGGATTCTTGCGCCACACTTTGAGCACTGAGAAAAAATTATTCTGTGTCTTCTGTTTCATTCAACTCTACCCCCTGGAATAATGCCTGGAACTCTCCTCTTTCCACTACAACCCGGTCAGTCTCTACAGTCACCTTAACCATCGGATCATAATACTTCTCCAGGAATCTTCTCAGCGGTTCTGCCGCCGCTTTGATTTCTTTCACCATAGCTTCCGTCTTTTCCTGCTCTTCCTTCTCCGGATGCAAGAGCTTTTCATAATCAGCCCAATGTTCATCAATGAACTTTCTTTCCAGAAGCTTTCTCTGTCCATTGTCCTCTATAACAACCTGGTCTTCTTTCACATTGACAATCTTTACTGGCGCATCCATATATTTTTTATTGAATGAAAACACCATCGGTTTAAAGCACAAATCAAACCCGACTACTCCTGTTGGTGGTTCCAGGTTAAACGGTTCTGCTGTTCTAATTGCCATCTTTCCTACCAAATTTTTCAATCTCATTATTCTTCCTCCCCTGGATCATCGTACTCATAATCATCATCTTCCACACTATCTGTGAACTCTGGATTGCCTCCAGGAGCTTCTCCGTCCTCTTCAGAGGTAATTTCTTCGCCTGTAGCTGTATCCAGCTGATTTTCGCCCTCTTCGGTTTCCTCTACTTCCTTGTAGTCTGCATCAATCACGCCTTCATTGTCCGGGAGCTCATTAGATGGTCCAGGAAGCATAGTGCTTTCATCCGGCTCTTTATCTTCACCTTTCAGATTCTGTTCGTAGTCCGGATCAAACATGCTCCGCTGACCACCTTCGTTGATATATCTGAGCACGTACCGGTTCAGTTCTTCATCCCATACCAGATTCATACCGGTATCTTTCTTACTGTCCATAGAATCTTTAACCGGAACGGCAATCGTTACCTTGTGCTTAATCACTGGCTTATTGACTTCTACGGAACCGCCCTCTCCATTCGGCACCCAGTCCTGCTTCATCTGCAAATCTACTTTCAAAGTGATACTACCTTCGTCCGAGTTGTTCTTCTCCATACTTGCGAACAATCTCTGCATCAGCAAATCAAAATTCTCTCTGGCCGTGGTAAATACATCACTTTCAATCTTCATTTCTTCGTAATTGTTCATTTCTCTGCTCCTTCCTACCTTATTGGCTCAACAGCCTTTATGGTCACTTCTACTCTTGGGTTCTCTGAATAAAACTTCCGGCATTGGCAATCTACAATCTGCGTATCGTCCCGGTATGCTACCTGGTTCAATGAATCTGCTACGGTCTTAACCACATTATCCATATCTGGCTTCTTGGTCGGTCTGATCTCTCCTGCCAGCATAGCAGCCTTTTTCTTCTTGCTTGCGGACTTTGGAATGGAATAATATGCTTTTATTCTCATATCCAGCATTGCAGCATCCTCAAATCGAAATCCATTGCATTGCTCAAGATATTCCATATGCACCAGTGTTTCATAATTCACTGTGTCCTTCGGAGTGATCGCATGACCGGTAGCTCTGCTGAATCTCGGTCTGCCTTTTCCCTTCGGCTCTCCTAGTATCGTAAACTTTACCTGCATGTCTGCCTCCTACTGACTCATTAAGTTTCCTTCTTCAATCTTCGCCTGGATGCAATACCAGCTACTCTTCTTTCCTTCCCTGGCAACTTTGATCTGCCGTGTTGTGTACCCGTTCATTCCCAGGATTGAAATAAGCATTCTTCTGTCCTCTTCTCTGTACGCCCGGATTGTGATCTCGGCTCCAAATTCGTCTTCTTCGCCTCCGACCAGGACAGACGGTTCTACTTCCAGGGCTTCCGCAATACCGAGCAATGAAGATAACGGAATATCAATCTTACCGGCTTCATAGTTCAGAATCGTTGTCTCGCTCTTTTCTATCTTGTCACCAAGCTCTTTTGCAGTGAGACCGCTTCTGGCTCTCAGTTCTGCAATCTTCTGTGACACTTTCATCTTATCCATACACTACTCCTCCAAAAAATCTTTCATTTCATCGAATCTCTGAGCAGCTTTCATCATCCGGAAAGACTTACCTCCTACATACATTGGATAGCAGCACTCCAGAATCCGATCATATATCCTCTTCTTCCGGATGTCCTCGCATTCCATCATGTCATTTAATTCCAGGTTGGAAGTGATAATCATCGGTTTATTGGCTCTGGCTCTGCTGTCAATGATGTTATAAACTTTCTCCAGGGCATAATCCGTTTCTCTCTCCGTTCCCAGATCATCAATGATAAGCAATGATGCACTGTTGAGGATTGTTATGTACTCAGCCTCTCTGTCGTTCTCCCAGATATCCTGGAGAATCTTCACGAACGATGTCATGATTACAGGCTTCGCATTGTTGAGAAGGTAATTCCCTATGCAAGCTGCCGTGAAGCTCTTCCCTGTCCCTACTGGTCCGTACAGTAACAGTCCCTGGTTCTTCTTGTACATGTCCTGGAATCTGCTGGCATATTTCTTCGCCATCTCGAATACCTTCTTGTTCTCTTCTCTGACTTCGTACTTCTCAAACGTAACCTCACGGTACTTCTTATCCATCATGGACGCTTCTTTCAGCCGATTGATCCTGCGCATCTGCTCCTCATATTCTTCTTGCCTTTTCTTCTCTTCCAGCTCTTTCGATTCGCACTTGCACACACATCTGACCACATGGGTTTTATCCCCAAACGTGACACGCAACTGCTTTTTGCTTCCACACTTTCCACAGTACACAAGTCCGTCTTCTCCGATGCAATCTCCTTCAGCCATTCGCTCTGCTCCGGATTCAGCTATCGGCAATACTCCTGTCAAATCCATCTATAGCCACCTCCTCATTATCGGAACGGATTGCCTCCGTCTGTTCTTTCCGGTTTCACTGTCTCTTCTTTCTTTTTCAGATAATCAACAAACGGCGTGGTTTCACTAAAAAATGTGCTTGCATGTTTGATGTATTTTTCATCCGTCCGATTCCTCTTGCATTCCGTTGCATATGCGGTAACAGCTGCAAGCAATTCTTCTTCAGACCAGCCGTCATTGAGTCTTGCTTTGTACTTCTTGTAGGCATTTCCTTTATCTTTCTTCCTTGGGTATATGCTCCACAATGTTTCAAACGATGTAGTGTACGGAGATTTCTTAACCGGCTTTTCTTCCGGAACTGTATTCTCTGGCTTCTGCTCTTTCTGTTCCTTCGGCTTGGTTGCGGCTTTCTCAGCAGCTCTCTTTCTTGCCACATACTCTCTCTGCCTCTTCGAGTGCTGTTTTTTATCACTGACATATTTGTTGTAATAATATCTGTACTCTTCCCAGTCATGGATAAACAGCTCTTCTTCATTGCAATCTATCCAACCATTATCCAAGAGTTTACTCACAACCTCTTCCGGATCCAGGCTCTCTGACAGGCACGGCTTGATCGCCAGTGCTATATCTGCAATATCGGCTCCATCCATGAGCCCGTCCATGCTTGCATTGTCCATCCCCCAGAGCCACAGGTTTATCAGAATCCCTATCGCCTCATTCTGAGAACACCCTACATCTTTCGCTAAGACTCTTAACTTTTTTCCTATCAATGTCTGCTCTACACTAATCCACGCCAAACCATACACCTCCTAAATCGAAGCAGTAAGGTCCATGATGCTTATCGGTCTCTTCAGAACTTTTGTCTGTCTGCACCATCCGCATGTATTGCATCTGTCCGGCTTCACTGTTCCTTCTTTTAACTGCTTTATGCGTTCGATGTTATGCTCAACGATTGAAAGCGCTTCTTTGAGGTAATGGTCATTCACATGGATCACTTCAATGTCAATATCTTCTTCCTTGGAAGCTCCGGCAATGAAGAACGGAAGTCTCTTGCCCGTATTCTGATACACTACTTCCTGGTAAACAGCTCCTTGGATATCGTAGCCCCAGTATCTGACAAAATCCAAATATCCGATATCTGGAACCCAATTCAACTTTGTGAGCGTTGCCATCACTTTCAGATCTACGATTGCTTTATCCTCCAGGTAAGAGTCCATCTTGATCTTCCAGGGAACTCCAAACAGCTCCGCTGTCATGATTACCTGTTTCTGCCCGGACATATACTTCTGGAAAAGTTCATCACGCTCTGTCCTGGCAATAATATCTTCTGCTTTCTGGAATCCAGACATCAGCTTTCCATCTTTCCGGAATATCTGAGGATTCTTAGTTCTAAAATCATCTAATGTGCCCTCATAGTAGGAATCCACATAGCTTCCGATCATCATTGGGTTTGACGGTTCTGTTTTATATTCGCCTCTGATCTTGGCCAGTGCCATTTCCTCACAGCCCATTCTTCCATATGTCCCTACGAAATCTTTGAACTGAGATACGGAAAGATATATTCTATTGGCTTCATCGGAATAGTAGTTATCCGCTGTCAGCTGGAACTTTGTACTCATTTCATCCATCTTCTTACTTTCCTTCCTCGCTCGTTTCTTCCGTGGTTTCCTGCTCTTCCGGAGCTTCCTGGACATCTTCCGAGAAGACATCTATCGGTTCGTCAATGTCCTGCACTGGTCCCGAAGGATTGTCCGTATACTCTGCGTTACCATTTTCATCAAAAATCTTCTGATCATCTTCCAAGGCTCTCTGCATCTCAACAGATAAGATTCCCCACTTGCTGAGCAACAATTTGATCACTGTCTTCAGTGCCATTGCATCAAAGTCCGTTGTCCACTTACTGTTCTTCTTGTGGTAGTTCTTGTCATATCTGTATGCCTGTGAATATTTAGCAGCATGATTTTCTACATCCTCCACCGTCATGTACAACTCCTGTCGGTATCCAGTATTCAATTCAAACCATGCAAAATATCCTACAATCTTTTCTCTGTCCCCGCTCTTTCTATCTTTCAGATTGCTGAAATCTTTGGCGAACTCAATGTCTCCGTACACCGGATTGTAAGAAACCAGCTCGTCTGCATACACTACTGCATAATTCATCCTTCTGTAATATCCGCTTCTAATCGCAAGCTGGATAAATCCTTTGTACATGATCTGGAACTGTGCCTGGTATCCTACGTCTTTCAGTTTGTATGGAACTAACGCACTGAATCCCAGGTTACTGTCGATCGGTAGATCATAGCTCGCCGCTACCAAGGCTGAACTCATGATAGAATTCGCACTGCACTGTTTCAGCTGATTATTCTGGCTAACCACATTGATGATAGATGTCATGAACTGCGGTGCTTTCTTTCCCAGGACTTCATTGAACCGGTTCTTTACGTTATCGGTTGCAAGAATCCCTTTCAACTCTTTCATCACTGATACTTCTGTTCCTGCCATATTACCAATCACTCCTTTCTGCTGTGGATAATTCTTCTCCGCACAGCTCTATAATTTCTGTTGTTGTCATATCCGATAAGCATGTTGTGCAAACGGGTCCGTTCACACCTTCCAAATACTTATCTCCTTCATAGATCCCTTCGTTACATTCAGAACATAAACATACCGGCTTTGGTTCTGGAGCATTCGGGCATCTGCTATCGCACGGATTCTGTAAACATACACTGCACATCTTCTACCTCCATCATGCTTAGCAAACTGATCGCATTCAATGTTCTCCGGAATAGATACTCTCTCAGAACATCCGGGAACAACATCTCAAAATATCCTTCATTCTTTCCTGCGACTTTGATTTTTCTCCGGCAGTGCAATTCAGCCTGCCGAACTTCTTCATCGCTGATATCAAATCCATCGTTTCTAAGCTCTCTTACTGTTTGATCTACTATTTCTCTGTATACTTCCATTAGCTTTCTTCTCCGGAAACACCTGCGAGTGCAATTCTGATCATAATCATTGCTGGCAGAATCAGATATTCTCCTCCGATTTCTACCGAATTTCTAACATTGCACATTTGTACAATCACGAAGCACTGTACGATTATTCCGATTGATACATAACTAAGCCAACTTAGCACTTTGTTTTTCAT